CCGCACGATGTCTTTTTGAAAGTCGTACAGCTGGTCGTTGAGATCGTCCACGGTCAGAACGATGCTGTCGGTATGTACTGCCCGCTCCGACTTGTGAACAACGAAATCAGAATAATTTTCCATCCTCTACCTCCGGGAACCATTTCTTCGTAACCGCGATGGGAAACTCCTCAATCTCCGAGGCCCAAACACATAACTCTTTGCGCCCAGTGTGTAGCTGTGCCCACACATACGGGAAACCGCCGATGCCATCGAACAAACTGCCGAGGGTGGCATCCTCCGGCAGACGATCAGAGATGCCGCCGAGAACGTAGTACCACTGCGGCAGGGCGATGGAGTTACCCAGTGCTTTATATCGGGGCGTGTCAGCGTCCTTATGGGTCTTGCCCTTGCTGTCTATCCAGCTACCAAGGTCTGTCCATCCATCGGGATAGCCCTGCAGGCGCTCACACTCGGTAGGGGTCAGCCGCCTCACAATCCATCGGATGATTTTTTCAATCACCGATGGCCCTGTGTTAGCTCCGCCCTGCCCGGTAGCAGTCGTCAGAGTTACAGCCCTATCGCCCGTTAGAGTACCGTTATATAGGTCTGCGCCTACGGGCTGGGCAATTACTCTACCGAGAGAATCTGCCCTGCCGGGGCCCTTATAATCGCGGGCCAGTAGCGCACCTGCTACGGTATCGCCCTGTAATGTGATGGCTGTATAGTCGGTGACGCGGCTGTTGTGGTCGCCGGTCATGGTAGGAGATGTGATGCCGTCGCCGTTGCCCCGCGCATCATAGATAAGCGGCTCGGCTACGGGATTGATGTAGTTGAGACACACAGCAGCGGGAGGATGCGCTGTAGCGGCAAGAGGATGGCAGGGGTCGCCGAAATGCGGATTGCTGCCGTTCTGCGGGCTGGTAATCTGCGTTGTATCGAACGGCAGAACATCTAGTATAGCAATGCCGCCCTGATTCTTTGCGGGGTCAGGCGGTGAGGTGTCAAGGGTCTTTGCGATTTCAACCTCGCGGCACCCGCTGTGCGGGTTGCTGGATTTCATGGAATTGGACGCTAAACTGTCAAAACTGTATGCCTTTGGCGGTTCCGCCACAAAAAGCGTCTGATCTTGCAAGGTGGAGAGGGTGGCGCTCTTTTCGGTCTGCACCAACGCACCCTTGCCGCCGCCCTCACACCCGGAACGGATTTTTAAGGTGTATGCTTTGGCAATATCAGGACAACAGACCCCATGCTCATGACCCTCCTGCAATGTATAGGCAGCATCACCCGCCTGCCCAACGCCAAGACCCGTTCTCTCTCCGAGGGATTTGTGACGGGTCGCAATTTGGAGGTTTACGGGGATGGCATCTGTGCAATCTGCTGTTCCAGCGCCGTTTTCAACAGCTCCGGCAGTTGCTTGCCCCGCCGCGATGCCCGGCGCAAAATGCCCTCGCAGGCTTTCCGGCTCAAATAGTACTTCTCCGGCACGCCCACCTGTAAGATCGAGGACAAGCGAGATGCGCAGGCGACGTTGGGGAACGCCCCAGTGCTGGGCATCCATAGTTCGCCACGCCAACGAGTAGTGGTCTGCCAGAATTGCCCCGGCACGGGGCCATTTAATCCCCCCCCGTGCGTCCGTAGGTCTAGGAATAACAGCGTCGGGGTCGATGACCCGACAGAGGCTTTGCAGGACGGCATGGAAATCTTCTCCTTTGTTTGAACTGAACGCGCCGGGAACATTCTCCCAGACAGCGTATTTAGGGTATGCGCCAAAAGTGGCATATCTCATTTCGCGGATGATGCGGACAGCCTCAGAGAACAGCCCAGAGCGTTCTCCGGCCATACCTGCCCTTTTCCCGGCGATGGAAAGGTCTTGACACGGTGAACCGAAAGTAATGACATCCACAGGCGGGATGGTGTACCCGCTCATTTTGGTAATGTCTCCAAGGTGTACCATCGTCAGCCCTCCTCGGTTACGGCGGGTGTAGCTGCTTGCAGCCGTGCCCGCTCAGCCATCAGAATCTTGCCCAGCTTGTTCAGACCTTTGGTGTCCTCACTGCGGCAGCGGGCGCATCCGCACACGCCCCAGTAGTTGTCGTTCCATGTGTTACCCTCGATCAGCTCGGCATCGCCGGTGTCGATAAGAGCCTGTGCAAGGGCTGGATTCTGAGAAAATTTCGCATGGATGACATCGGCCATGATGCCGTCACGCTCTTTCTCCCATCCCTTGCGCAGTTTGATTTTGCGCCCGATGGCTTTCGCCACATTAGGCGGGACAGTGCAGAACGCCGCGCGGTCAATCGGGACATTGCATTTTGCCGCCTGAAAAGCAGCCTCAGCACTCCGATAAGTCAGCCCATCAATAGTGACGGGGCAGGCGCAGTAGTTGCTCAAAAAGTGGTATTCGCCGGTAAAGGCGGTGATTTGTACCTTGATCATCTTCTTTTACGTTTCCTTTCTCGGCTTGTCGCCTTGACCTCGACGCCCGAATCGTGAAGCATCGAGCGCATGAACAGGTCGCCTAAATCCTCGGTCTGGTATTCCATATACTTGTCCACGACAGCATCAAAATGATTGACGACGCGCTGGACGGTTCGCGGGGAAAGACCACATTGGAGCATGGACAGCGCCCAAACATACTGAGCGCGGGTGCTGATGTCGGCGCGTTCTTTCATAACGGCCTCATGGACGCGCCGTTCCATGACCTTTTTGCCGTTCTGGTCAAGATGAATTAACGCTTTCATACGGCAATCAGTCCTTTTTGAAGAATTTATCGACCCAGCCATCCGCGTTGAGGGGGAGTGCCTGCGCCCATGGGATAGGCTTTGTCATTATTTTGGTGACGGTTTCCAGCATCGTGTCATTGTCGGCCCATGCAGGCGTGTCGATGACGACTTCATCATGGATGTGGAATACGACGTGTAGGCCCTGTGCCTCAAGGTTTTCAATGGCGATTGCCAGACAATCACGGGCGATGGCTTGTACGATGTTCTCCACGAGCTTGCCGCCATAGGTTTCGACCCTCTCCCATCGTTTGGTCGTCTGATTCTGACCCATATAGCTGACCGAGGGATTGCCCCAGCGGTTTACGCCGATTTCGGGGGACGGGTAGTACAGCTTGCGCCCGGATGGCAGCAGAATCGTCATGTACCGAGTGCCGGTGATGACATCCAGTTCACAAGCCAGAGTGATTACAGCATCGGTAGTTTCGGAGCGGATGGTCTGTGCGCCGCCGTTGGTGATGACGGTGACGGCGGCAGAATCAACGACGTTCCACAAATCGCGTATCATCGAGTTTGTTTCGCGCCATCTGTCCACAATGCCCTTGACTTCATCATCGGAGAGGTCATCGAGGTTGTGCCCGGTGTCCATGCGGCGCATCGCGCTGACACCGCCCTGATAGCCGAGGGCCAGTTCTGCAACTTTGCCGCGCTGGCGCAGAGCGTATTCCGGGTTGCCCTTTTTGATTTTTTCGATGGGCACATGGAACATCTGCGATGCCGACGCTTCATAGATTTTGCCGTGGGTGCGGAAAACTTCAAGCCGCCATTCCTGCCCCGCCAGCCACGAAATGACGCGGGCCTCAATGGCCGAGAAGTCGGCATCGATCAGAACATTGCCGGGGGTCGCTACAAAGGCTGTGCGGATAAGCTGCGACAGCGTATCATTGATACTGCCGTACATCAGCCGCAGACCGTCAATATTGCGATCTTTGACGAGCTGACGCGCCGGGGGCAGGGGGTGGGTATAGGTGCGGGGGAGATTCTGCACCTGCACCAGACGGCCCGCCCAGCGCCCGGTGCGGTTCGCCCCGTAGAATTGGAGCAGGCCACGGACGCGACCATCATCTGCGATGCAGGTTTCCAGCGCATCATATTTTTTGGTGCTGGTCTTGCCGAGTTCCTGCCGGATTTCGAGCATCCGCTGCACATTGGCGGGCTGAGGCTGTTTCAGCATCGTGGCGACGGTTTCTTTGGTGACGCTGGTAATCTCGGCATCGCTGTCCGTAGCATCAGTCAGCCATCGAGCCAACTGTTTGATGGAGTTGGGGTTGTCCAGCCCGGAGAGCTGGCGGGCCTCGGCCATCAACTGGCTTTTGACCGTAGCGCCGATGACGAGAGCGCCGCTCACCATTTCCATGTCAGCGGCCACGCCTCGCGCGTTCATCATCAAGTCGGTTTCCCATTGCTTTTGCACAAAGGCGGGCACGGGGAACGCCGACAAGCGGCGGTCAATCTCCATTTCGGTGACGACATCCTGCCCGTTGTACTCTTTGAACAGCGCCCATTTGGCGGGGTCGTGCCGAGGAAGATTGCGAGTGCGGTTCCCGTTGGCATTGGAAGGCTTGCAGGGAACGCAGAAATAGCGGATAAGGGCCTTGCCCGTCGTCAACTTTTTCTTATCTTCGGGCAGACCCATCGCCCTGCCCGCCGCGTCCAGAGATGCCGGGTAGCCGCAGTAGAGCGCGTGGAGCATCGTATCGCGCCACTGATCGGGGGGCAGCCGTCCCAGATACTTGCTGAGAGCGAACCATTCAAAGGCCGCGTTGTAGGCGTGTTTGATGTACAAGGGATTTTTGAGGGCATTTTTCAGCCAAAGGGGAATAACCTGCCCGCTTGCCACGTCGATGACCTCAACGGGCATCCCATCGAGACTGTATGCGAAAAGCAGAATCTCAAAAGACGGGTCGAGGATATATCGGTATGACCCCGCCGCGCCGATGCTGACGGTGCTGTAAGTCTCAAGGTCGATACTCAGATGGTGTAGCTGTTCACTCATGGCCGTTCTTCTCCTATCCGAGTTCAGCCAGAACAGAGCCAATCAGCACGGATGTGTTGACCCCACGCCCTTCAAGGGTAAAGACGATGGTGTTGAACAGGGGGGTGTCCTGTACCCATTGGACGACCTCGCGGGGCGTCATGGATGTGGCATTGTGAATGGATTCAATGGCATCCTCATCAACGATGTTATTTGCTTTCCAGACGTTGCGGCTTTGCCGCTCAATATCACAGACAAGCATCGTCTGGACGGTTTCAGGGCGGCGCAGGAGCATCCGCACAATGTTCATGAGGTGCGAGGTTTCCAGTTCCTTGATGCTCACCATTGTATCGTTATTCATGCGCCAAACCTCGGCGCTGTCAAATCTGGTTTTCATCTGGGCATTTCCTTTCCTTATTTATAAGGGAATCCGCATAGACTGCGCCCACAATGGGCGCAGGAATGCTTACGATTTACGGACACGGAAGCAAACGGGCGCGGACAGCCACGCGAAGGAGGCGTTGTCGCTGCTCGCATGGCCGTTGGCGCTCACATAGCAGAAGGCGGAGGAGTTGCCGGATCGCTGAGAAGATGTCCAATAGGCAGTAGAATCGCCGTTGTGTTCATACATTTTCATGCGATGCCGACGGTCTTTGTACCAATCCATCTGCTTATACAGATCCTCATCACTGAGAACACTGTCACCGCTGAACAGTTCAGACATGGCAGGCAGGAACAGGCGTTCAAGACGACTAATTTTCTTGCCGTTGATAGTATGCTTGCGTTCGGTATCGATGATAGCCTTGCGCAGTTCATCGGGTAGCAAATGATTGATGCGGTCAAGCCATTTTTCGACCTTACCATAGGTCATGTCGTCACCGAGGCAATCCACGGAATCAAAGCGGATGGCCTTATCGTCGATGTCAGTGACGGTGCACTCAATGCGACGGCCATCCAGCAAGTCAAAGGCCAGCACATCGCCAATATGGGGATTTGCAGCGATTTCTTTCAGGGCAGTATCGATGTCAATATCAGTGCAGACGGTTTTACGCAAAGTTGCAAAGCTCATTTGCAAGTTCCTTTCCTTTATATGTGGGCTTGATTTTCCTCTTGATTTCTGTCCCGGAGCCGGGGTTGAACCGACATCGCGCGCTTGCTCTACCATTGAGCTATCCGAGTACATGAGAGGAGGGGCCGTAGCCCCTCCCGGTATAGAAAGAGGTGGATGGTTATTTAATTACCAGTACCCTGCTGAAAAGCGTGGTAGCTGGGTCAAACAGGGCATCAAGCACCCTGCAAGGGAGTGTTTCGATTACATCGGATTCCCGGTAAGCGGATTCACAGCGCCGCCAGTGGGATACATCTGTGTAGCGCCGTTCCACGGTGCCGGGTTCGCGGCAGGCGCGGAGTAGGGCGGCTGGTACACGGGCGCAGCCGAAGCGGCAGTCGGCATAGGATTTGCCTGCGGCCAGCTCTGCTGCATAGGAGCAGCAGCGGGAGACACGGCATTGCCGACACCGGCGAAATCAGATGCGGCAGATGCACCGCCAGACAGCGGCTCACCGTCACGGGTTTTCATCACATTGCCCAGCCCGCAACCAACGCCGCGCTTGCCAGCCGTATTAAAGGGATAGAATCGGACGGTCACACGGGCGTACATACCGCTGTAGATGTCCTGCGGGGCCAGTTCGACATTGATGTTGTCCTGACCGACGACCTGCGGCTTGTTTTTGGAGCTGGCCGTGATGACCCAGCAACCGTGACACTCATCGCCAAACGGGATGCCGCTGGGGCGGACGCCATCGCCATCGTGGATGATGGAATCCAGATTCGGCGGGATGATGCCGCCCCACAGCGTCCCCGCGCCGATCTGCGCTGCCGCCTGAATGGCGGCGCGGAAGTCGGCGATAGTGGCGGTGTCGGTCTTGGGAATCAGCAGGGTGGCGCTGTATTTGGCGTCGCCCACACCGCCCTGCGGCTGACGGGGCTTGTCGAGACTGACATAGGACAGGCGAACTTCGCCGGTCAAACATCTCTGTGCATCGTTGTTATACATGACACATTTCCTTTCTTATTCGGTTTCAGTTGTATTTTCTTCGTCGCTATCATCGAAATAGGCATCGGTGATTTCGGCAAATTCGGAGTAGCGGTGCATGGCATCGAGGATGTCGGTCTGAGCGCGGCAGATAGTAGCGCTGACATCGGCAAGCATTGCCGCACGGCGGGCAGTGTACGGGCGCATCCGTTTCGGAGAAACCATACGCGGGACAGAGTTCAAAATGTCCACGAGTTCGGCAGATACCAAAACGACGCGGGCCGGGGCCGCGATGCTTTCAGGAATGTCCGGGTCATTGGCGATACTGCGAATTTCATCAACGATGCTGATGTCACCGTCCGCATCCTCAGCATCATCGCAAGGTGTAGCTGCCTTGGCGTCCTCACACCCATCGCGGTTTTCGCAATTCTTGCAGTCATCCTCGTCTTTGGCGAGAGATTCCAGCAGTTCTTTGACTTCGTCATCGGGTGCGCCGCCGACAGCGATAATGTTCACGCCCTCAACCTCGCCGTTGCGGATAGCCTCGCGCAGTTTCGGGTCGTGCTCAGCGGCCAGTTTCAAGAGCATTTGGGCCAGAGGGCTGTTTTTCTCAACTTTCATTTCTGTACCTCCTCAGAATTGAAAACCCATTGTAATTTGGGGTGACATTTCAGCATCTCGATAAAGAAGTCCAGCCGGGTTTTGCGGTCATAGCTGAATTTCAAAGTGTCGTAGGTGCGCTTTTTAAGAGCTTTTTTGCTTGCAAGTTGCTTTTTAGCCTCCTGCAATTCGGCATTGGACAGTCGAGTGCCGACAGGGTGCTTTTTGGTGCGGATGACGGTTTGCAGGTCTGCTACCTCAGTAGAGATGTTCACATAGGCATCTGCCGCATCCTTACGGTCACGCTCGTACTTATCGCGCTGCCGCTCCCAGTAGGCCAGCAGCTTTTTGGCCTTATCCTCGCACTTTTCGTCCTTGACGAATTGGGAGAGGATGGCAGGCATCTTATTTTTGGGGCAGTCAACCAACAGCGGCAGATATAGCTCCATCTCAAACCAGCCATCGTCCCGATGGTGATAGCTGATTGTGATATGGTCGTAATCGTCGAACATTGGTTAAACCCCTCCAAAATCAGCGGCAGCGCTGTTGTACGGTTCGCGCTTGTCAGATTCGTCAACTAACGTCGGCTTGCCCATCGGGCGGTCGATCTGGTCAGCCAACAGATCAGCAAACTTTTTCTTGCCGAGCCGCTTTTCCAGTTCGGACAGGGAAACAGGCTTGCGGTCATAGAGCATAGCCTCATCATACCCAGCCTTGATGAGCGTCTGGAATGCGGCATCGGTATCGTGGAACGCGCGAACGCTGCGGCCAGCAACGACTTTCCATCCGGGAATTTCACCACCGTCAAGGATGGTCTGCTGGGCATAGGCTTTGAGATCGTCATACCAGCTCACCAAAAACTGACCGCGTGTCAGCAGTTGACCGATTTCTTCATCGGTCAGCGCTTTTTGCAGACCCATCGCGCGGCGCGTGATGTTGTCTTTCGGTTCATCGGCGGGGACGCGGCCCATAGGCACACAGGCGGCGAAATCTTCCAGAGCCGTGTTGATATTGGCACGGGCGCGGCATTTTGCCTTGCCCCGGCAGAACTTGCAGTGCTCGCCGGGAACAAATACGCCGGGGCCGTTGAATGCCTCCACAGCGAGGGGATGGATTTCGGCGCCCCATGCCAACAGGTCATCCACGGTCATCTCATCCTCAGACGGATCGGCGCTGATTCGGGGCTGGATAATGGTCATGCGCACCTTTTTGATGGTGTCACCGTACAAGGGCCGGTACTTTGCAAGGGCACCGAGGGCGTAAAGCCGCATCTGCGGATTGCCCACGGCATCCACACGGACACCCTTGCCGTGTTTATAGTCAAAAATGTTCAGCGTGTCATCGCCGATCATCACGCAATCACAAGTACCGAAACCCTCCGGCACAACATCGGAAAAGTCTACCGGCTGCTCCGTCATAATCGCCGGAGGATTGGTGTAGCCCAGCGCCTTTTCCATAATCCAATCGCAGTAAACCTTGGCACAGGTCAACATTTCGGGCTGATAGAGCTTGTTCCGCTGCAGAGGGCGCAGCTCCTCAGCCATCGCGTCCACGTCGCCGCGAGTTTTGACGAACAGTTCACAAATGCTATGCGCCAGTGTACCCTCCTCGGCATAGACGCTCGTACTGACCGGGAATTGCGCCTCAAACGTGGGCGACGCGGTACAGACCAGATAGCGGTGCGCATTGGACGCGCCGCACTTGGCATGAATCTCAGGGCTTGCCATTTGCTTTCTCCTTTTCTTGCTGTTGATAAAAAGCGTGAAGAACACTTTTCGCCGCGAGAATCCCATCCATATACCCCTCGGCGCGTTTTCCGCTGTGTGGGTTGTTCTGGGCCTTACGAGTTAGCAACGCCTGCATGGCGTCATATTCCCACGCCGTCATCTCAGCACCCTTAAAACTTTGCGCCGAGGGCGGCGAGATCAGCAGCCACATTGGGCAGAAACTCTTTAGGAATCTGCGTGACGGCCTGAACGCCGTATTTTGCAAGGATGCCCTGCAACTGCATAGCAAATGCGGGGTTGCTGTTCATCAGCGGCATAGCGGCGTTGATGATCTGCTCAAGGGTGACGCTACTCTGCTGAGGCTGTGCCGGAGCGACGGGAGCGGGAGCAGGTGCAGCGGTAGGCTGAGGGATGAACTGCTGGGTCACAGGAGCAGCAGGCGGGGTCATCACGGGAGTAGCCGTTGCAACGGGCTGAGGCATCACAGGCGTGGCCATGGGAGCGGTAGGAGTAGGCTGCTGTGCAGCAGGAGTGATGACGGAGGTCTGCACGGGCTGAGATGTCACGGCGGGCTGTTCAATGGATGTCGGGGCGGCGACAGGTTCAGACGGGGCAGGAGCAGAAGCCGCAGGTGCGTCCGGGGCAGTTTTGGCAGCGGCTTTCTTGCCGCGAGAGTTTTTTGCCGGGGCGGCGGGGGCATCAGTACCCTTGCTTTCGATGGCCTCGGCCAGATGGTTGATGGCGGCGCTCAGTTCAGGAGCGTCAACGGTCACTTTCAGTTCGATCATGGTTTGTTACCTCCAAAATTTATTTGACGTGGGCATCATTGCCCTTGTCGTAATTGAAAACGGGGAGAATCGTATCGTCGATGATAGCGGCGACAATCAGGAGCGCCCACGATGCGATAAGCAGTGCGGGACGGTCAGGCAGACCGAAAATGATGCGGAGAAGCGGGTCGATCATGGCGTAGTACATAGCGACCTCGATCACGAAGAAAAGTGAGATGCGGCTCGCAAGGTTGATAATCTTATACATGAGCGGCCTCCCGTTTTGCTTTCCATGCGTTGTACCGGGCGAGGTTGTCAGGGTTCTCGTAGAATGCCTTGCAAGCGGCGTAAAGCGTATCGCCCAGAACCCGCTTTTCTTTCTCCGGCATTTTGTCAAAGTCGATTGTGATGCTTTCCATGCTGTACCTCTCATTTCGTAAGATGATTTATAATCATCTATCAGGCAAAAAAAATTGCCTGCCTATCGCTATCGCTCAGTTCCAAAATCTCGGACAACTGGCGAATCTCACTCGCCTTAAACTCCGAGATGTTATGTATCTTATTGTACAGCGACATTTCGGAGATGCCGAGCTGCTTTGCCAGTTCGCGCTTGGTGATACGCGCCTTAGTGATCGACATTTCCAGTTTGATGGTATCAATCATCAGAAACCCTCCTCTCTGGTTTTTATGGGTGATTTATAATCACTACACGCATAATACACCATAGGTGATTGAAAGTCAACACTTTTTTTGCGAAAAATAAAAAAATCTTGATTTTTAATCATCCGTGGTGTATTATGTATATAAAGAATTTTATATACATCTCGGTATAAGGAGGCTTTTTCGATGGATGTCACGGGCGAAAGAATCAGAAAGAGGAGAACCGCGCTGAACATTTCGCAAGCGGAACTCGCCGAACAGGTCGGATACAAAAATAAAACCACCATCACAAAAATAGAGAGCGGCAAAATCAGCCCGCCGCGCAGTAAGGTGGTAGAGATTGCAAAGGCCCTGCAGACCTCGCCTGCGTATTTGATGGGGTGGACGGATGACCCATCCGCCCAAAGAGATAACACTAAGCCAATTCCCCAACCGAAACCGACCATCCCCAAAGGATTTATACCTCTGCCTGATACAAAATCCGTTCCTGTTATCGGTAACATTGCCTGCGGCACTCCGATTCTCGCACAGGAAAACATAGAACGGTATATAAGTGTATCCTCGCTATGGAAAGCCGATTTTGCGTTGGTATGCAAGGGCGATTCGATGTCCCCGACGATTCAAGATGGCGATTTGGTTTGTATCCGCTCCCAGCCCAACGTTGAAAACGGGCAGATTGCGGCGGTGCTGATTGATGACGAGGCAACGCTCAAGCATTTTTATCGTAAGGGTGACACTGTAATCTTGCACCCAGAAAATCCCCGGTTTGTACCGATGACCTACACGAAAGAAGAAATCAACGATTTGCATATAGAGGGCGTGGCTGTTGGCATCTGCCGGGGCTTACCCGAATATGGCCCGGAGGCGATTTGATATGATGGCTTTTATCACGCTGATTTTAACAATCGGTCTGTATATGCTTTTGGGCTTTGCAGCAATCGTCATCACCTTTATCATCGCGGTACTGTGCGCCCTCGGCTATCACGCGCAAAAGAACAAGGTCAAGCAGGCCCAGCCGTCAAAACGAGTCTGTCCGATGTGCGGTAGCCCCAAAGTGCGATTTAAGTATATGATGAATGGCACGACCTCGGCAGGAAGTGCGACGACCATTTCCGGCATCGGCCTTGCATCCGGGGGTACACAGATTCACCGCCGCAATGTCGCATACTGTGAGGATTGCGGGTATACTTTCGATTTCATTACGCAAAATGACATCGACGCACAGTACAACAAACTGAACGCAAACGAGGGATGCTCCATTCTGGTGGCTGTCGTTCTCGGCGTTATCCTCGCAGTGATTTGGTTTTTCGGTCATTAAATGCAAATTTTGATGATTTTTGTATCTGATTTGGCTTTTTAAGCACAAAATTAAGGCCTTAATTGCAAATTTGAGGCTATTTTCGTTAAATAGGGGGTGATAGTTTGAGTTCAGTTGAAACAACCGCCGTTGTTTACGCACGGTATTCATCCCACGGCCAGACCGAGCAATCTATCGAGGGGCAGATCGCCGCAGCGCAGAAGTATGCAGAGCAACATGGCTACACAATCATCCACATCTATGCTGATCGGGCAATGACCGGGCGCAATGATGATCGAGAAGAATTTCAAAAAATGCTGTCCGATACTGCGACGCGTCAATTCGGGGTCATCCTGCTATGGAAGATTGACCGATTCGGGCGTAACCGTGAAGAAATTGCATTTAACCGCTACCGCTGCAAAAAGAACGGGGTTAGGGTGGAGCGCGTCGCAGAGGATGTGCCAGACGGCCCGGAGGGCGTTATTCTGGATTCCGTGCTTGAGGGCATGGCAGAATACTACTCACTCCAACTGGCGCAGAACGTGCGCCGGGGTCAACGTGAGAGTGCCAAGAAATCCCAAACAGTAGGCGGATGCAAAATCATCGGATACAATGTCAACTCAGATACCAAACGATACGAGGTTGACCCCAAAACTGCCCCATTCGTGACCGAGGTTTTCAAGCGATATGCCAACGGCGAAACCATCTCGGAAATCGTCGCATGGCTCAACGCGCAGGGGGTTAGGACAACGCGCGGCGGAGAGTTCACCGTCAACAGCCTGCACCGCCTGCTGAAAAATGAGAAGTACACCGGCGTGTACATCTTCCACGACATCCGCAATGAGGGCGGTATGCCCGCGCTGATTGACCGCGCCACATTCGACAAAGCGCAGGAAATGCTCAAGGTCAACCGCCGTGCCCCGGCGCGGGTGTGGTCTAAAACCGAATACCTACTGACTGATAAGCTGTTCTGCGGCCACTGTGGCACAATGATGGTAGGGGAGAGCGGCCACGGGCGCAACGGCACAAAGCACAACTATTATACTTGCTGGAATCGCAAAAAGAAAAAGACGTGCGACAAAAAGCCGATACGGCAGGATGTCATCGAGCCACTGGTGCTTAGAGCCATCGGTAAACTGCTAGAAAATCCGGCTACACTGGAAAACATCGCCGATCAGGTATGGGCTGCTTATGAGCGCAGCGATACATCCGGCGATACTATCAAGGCACTGGATAAGCAGATAGCCGATGTGGATAGGGCGCTCTCCAATGTGATGAAAGCCATCGAAATGGGCATCATCAATGAGATGACGAAAGCCCGTATGGATGAACTGACAGACCAAAAACAAGCCCTCAGCGCGGCCCGCGCAGAGGCGGGGCTGGCCGGGGGCTTTAAGCTCACACGGGATATGATTCTGTTCTTCTTGCAAGATATGGCGGCGCTGGATAGGTCGAACCGTGATAGCCAAAAGCGGCTGATAAAAACCTTTGTCAACGCCATCTACCTATACGATGACCACTTCAACATCGCATTTAATTATACCGACAACGGCAAGATGACCGTGCGGATGCAAGAAATCGACGATGCTGCGAGTGGTGATGTGTTCGGACGCTGTGCGCAAAGTCCTGCCATTGTACAGACATCCGAACCGCTGATAACGATAGTTGTTAGCTGTTCGGTGTTTGTTTTTTCAGTAAAAATGCCGGAGGCGTAATGCCTCCGGCATTTCTCATTTTTCCACAATCTCTACTTTGACATCTATCCAGCCCAGATGCGCGTGTTTGATAGCGACAGGGAATACTCCGTCCTTTGGGCGGTAGACTTGTGCGCCGGACGGGGAAACATAAACGACACTCAAATCCTCCGTCTTATATATCATCGCCTCGCCGCTTTGCCCCACAGCCCGCGTTGTAGCCCGCATTAGGGTACGCAGGTTGTTAGACGATGTGATATGCGCCCCTGCATCATACGGCCCCGGACGAATTGCGCAGTAGGTCATTTGGAAATCACCTCTTTCAATGCTCCGATTTTTTCACCATTCTATAATGTGATATGGCTCAGGGTCGATTGCAGGAATCGCAGTAATCGTTCCGGTTCTGCCGCATTCCTTCATCCAGCGCTTGCCGTGCCAGATTACTCGGCTCTCTGTTTTGAAAGCCTCGCCATCCCTAACGCCGAGATCATATCCGTTGCTTGCCGCAATATCTGCATCGTCAGGTGTGAACATCCAATCATACAGCATCTTTTAGATTTCCTTTCTAGCCTGCCATCATCAGCACCGGGCGGCGTTTCCGGGTCTTTTTCATCATTCTTGTTTATCCCTCCTAAATAATTTATTATAGCAAGTTGGGCAAATATAACCGGGCGCACACTTTCCACCTATAACTGGAATGGGCTTTATAGCTTGCGAAAATGCCCTGTTACACATATAACAGCGTTTAGGGTTCTGTTCAAATTTCATTATATAGACCTCCTTATATAAAAATGCCCCCGCACGGCGACTGTTCCCGTAGACACCCTTTGCAGGGTGTTTCGGATTATAACTTATTTGCAGTCTTTATTCTGCTTCGCTGTTTATGTACCCAAACCAGCAGCTTTCGCAGCTAGTGAACTCCTTGCACCCGTCATCGTACCTGTCATTCCATGGCGGGCAGTTAAAGTTCTTTTCAAGGACTTTTACCATGTTCTTTTTGATGTCTTCCGTGGGTTCGCTGAACTTCATTCCTTTTGTCAATTCTTGAAAAACCGTCATAATGTATCGTTCCTTTCATCTGATTGGCGGGTTGCAGCCGCCGTTTCATTCGATGATTTTATTATATAGTATATGCTTGCTATATACAATAGGCAAAGCAGCTAAAGATTCGGGAGAAAATGACAAGCGATGTTGTGCAAAATGTATATAGCAAGCATATACACGCAAGAAAGCGCCCACAGGATGCCCTGCAGGCGCGATGCAAAGAGAATTATTGATTATCCACGATCAGCATCGTAATGCCAGAATCATCGTAGACATCGTGAATGATACGCTGAACCTTGTCCCAGTCGCCGCCAGCAATGCCACATCCGATGCGGGCAGGAACGCCTACGATGTCATAATCATTGAATACAGCGTAGACCCTCAGCAGGTCAAGCGCCTGCCGCAGATAGTTGTAGGCGGTCAAATCAAACGACCCATCAACCGGGGCAGGGAACTGTGTAAACAGATTACAGATTTTCAGCTCCGCGCGCTTTGTGTCCAAAATCTGGATGCTACCCATCCACTCCGTTACGGGGAGCTTTGCGTTGTGGCGGCATTTCTCTACATAGGCGCTCTGGGATTCCGGGGTCAGCAGCGGCCAGATTGCTGCCGCAATGCCCCCGCCCATTACTCCGAACGCATTTACTTGATGCGCTACGAGTGTAGCCTTGCAATTTAGTACGTCGCCTTTGATGTATTTAACCATTTCAGTTGTCCTCCTCGTCATCATCGACCATTTCTACATGATCGATATAAAATTCTTCATCTGGGCCAGCGCAGGACGGGTCATCGGTGTACGCATCCTTTGCTGCCTGCTCATTCTCGGCCCATACGGTGGCCTTGCCATGGTATTCAATGCTGTAATAGGGCATCAGCCATCCTCCTTGCTATATTTATAATCCCAAAAGCGCCTATCACTGTCAACAAAAAAGTCATCAACTTCCCACCGGGCATCGCAGGCTCGGTAGTTCTCACAGGCGGCAATACTTGCATCCATAGGGCCACTCTTGCCGCGCTTACACCGATTGCCGATTGTCCCATCTTGCCGCATTACATAGTCAAGCGAACACTGATATAGGACACTGACAACAATGCGACCACCGCAAAGCGGACAACACGTGATAGCTTTCCCGGTTTTCACTGTGCGACCTCCTCAATGGCCTTGATGGCCTGCTTTGCCGCATATCTGCCGTTGGCGGTGTTCTGCCGCTGCCACGCGCCCTGAGACGGTGCCCAGCGGAAACCCCACTGCTTGACAATATCGCGTATCTCGGCGACGGGCTTATCATCAAAAACCAACTGCACCCGCTCCGGGGTAATGCGCAGAACACCGCCCGTAAAAGTCTGCTCAGAATCGCCCTGCGCCTGCTGCGCGTCCAGCACGGCGAGGCGGGAGCGCAGGCGGCGGATTTCGGCGCCGTTGTTATCCAGTGCCCATCGCGGATATGGCGGCTCAGAACGCCCCGTAGACGCGCTCTGAGAGATCGATGCCGTGAGGCGGGCAACTTCCTTATCCGAAAGTCCCGGACAGCCTACGAGCGCCCCATGCTTGCGCCAGTATGCATTTACAGATTTCATCTTTTCCTGCATGACCTCGCGCTCGGTGAGCTTTGCCTGTACGCGCTCCCGCGCATCAGCATCCATGCCGCTGATGCCGCCGTGACCCACAGCCCGAATCTGGTCAAGGATGCCTTGAATATCCCTCCATTCCCGCATGAGAGTGTCGTCACGGGAGAGTTGCTGCTGTTTCTTACGGACAGGAAAATTAGACCATCCGGCGACCATGACAGACGGGCAGGATGCCCGGTTGCGGTTTGATGCGTTCATGTTGTCAGCCAAGCGGCGGGCATAGCGGTCAAGCAGGTAATCAATCTTCTCCTGCTGGGCCTCGGTCTTGCCTTTCTTGCACTCCTCCGCCAGTGTAGCCGCTCGATTAACCTCTCGGCGGTATTCGCTGGTCGCTGATCCCTCAGCATAATCGCTGAGGCTGTTTGCCTGTTTGGCGCGGCGGGCCGCGCTTTCGTCGATGGGGTAGTATTTCATGGGAAAAACCTCCTTATAAACTGTGTTAGTTTTTTCTTATCAGTAAAGCATTTTTAGGTAGCACTAAAATGCAATCATCCATGTGTTCAACAATTCCAGTCGCAAGATGGAGACGACCCTCGGACGTTTTCATGTAAAAGTCGCTATTCTTACCATATTCAAACATATCACCACAGCGTAAATCCTTATAACGCACCTTTCCGCTGTCATCCTCATCAATCACAGTGTTCGTGTTATTCATCGACCTGCTCCTCCTTATTTTTGTTCTCGGTATAACCGGATGTGCTGATTGCGGTCAGGATGTCGAAATAGGGAACCTCATCACTGCAAATCCAGATGACGCGGGCCAGCTCCGTGATGGGAACACCACCCTTTGCCATTGTCAGTACTTTTTCGTACTGGCGGACACTGCCGCAGGTGAACCACTGATATTTGTTGCACAGCTCGTAAATAATTGTTTCGTTGTTAATCATGGTGTTTTCCTCCTTAAACGTCCATAGCGAAGTGATGATATGCCATCCAGCGCCCATTGCGCTTGAACAACTTGTAGGAAACGGTGAACATTTGACCCGTGCAGTCATACTGCGACGGGGTGCAAACACGATAATAAAGGGCGTTAAATTCGGCATCGGCATCCTCTTTTGTCTTAGCGGTCAAAGTGATAAGCTGCCAGCCGCTATCGTAGTCAGCCGTGATGATTTTGACGCATCCATCGGGGCGATGGTAGAATGCCCGCAAATCCCGCTTGATGTCGTCCACATAACTACGGACGGCTTTGCCTTGCGGCAAAGAGCGGAGAGCGTAAAGAACACGCTCATAAGACCTTGCGTCGTCAATGCAGGTGATTTTCATGTCTTACCTCCTCAATCTTCATACGGGCACTCAGGCTCGGCGGCGTTCAGGTCGTGGATGACATCAAACTTGTTATCGACCCAAATCACGATGCCAGCTTTGGCGCTGGGCATCTTGAGGGCCGTGCCCAGATACATATACTTGGTGCCGTATCCGTAGAGGATTTCGGCCTCGGTATAGGTGAGTTCCACGCGGTAGGTGCCGGAGTGTGTGCGGGTCGCTTTCATTTTGATGTCCTCCTGTGCGTTGCCTTGTTTCTTTCGATGATTCTATTATAGTATATGCTTGCTATATACGCAATATGCAGACCTAACAAAGATTCGGGCGAATTTCGGGGCCAGCATTGTGCAATATGTATATAGCAAGCATATATCTATATATGGTATCATATTTTAGATAGGAGGTGTACCCCAAATGGGCGCAAAATACACGGAGGCGCAGAAAGCAGCATCCCAAAAATACCTCGGCGAAAAGACTGACAGCATCCAGATCAGGACACCCAAAGGCACAAAAGAGCGCTGGCGGGAGGCGGCAACGGCGGCAGGCACATCCCTAAACCGCTATATCATGGACGCGGTAGAGGAAAAAATTGAAAAGCATCCCAAATGAAAAAGGCCCATCGGCAGACCATGAAATCCGCCGATGGGCTTTTTGCTATCCTGTGACACTCTCGCGCACGCGCGCATATGCGCACTTGCATACATGGGCGTTATGGCGTTTTTGGGTGTATATTATACCATATATTATCTTTTTATATTTTAAGTGTCAGAAGTGTCATATATAGAAATGATATGATGATATATCGTTGAAAATCAACATGACAAACCCACTGACACACAGCAAAACCGTGTCAGCGCGTGTCAGCCGAAAATCTGACAGACTGACACTTTCCGGGGCAAGTGTCAGCAAAAGTGTCACATGGAATATTTTGCGATGCAACGAAAAAAGCGGGCGTCCCGCAAATAGGATGCCCGCTCAAGTGTCAGTTGGTATGTCGGTCAGCACTCAGGGCTTTTTCTCGCTCTGGGTACCGAAATAGAACGCCACTACCATCGTGGCGATAGTGAGAAACTTGTCCGGCTCGATGCTCCCATTGATGGACAGCACAGCCAGCACCGCGATGATAACCAGCGTGATGATGGTTTTCACCTTGAGCAGCGCTGCAAGGTTTTTCCAAAAATCCTGCACCGGGGATGTGTTGGCGGTGGTATCCTCGGTAGTGGTAATTTTTTCGTCGTCCATGAATTAGTCCTCCTTACTCGGTTTCGATGCGGATGGGCAGCGCCTTGGCCCGTTTATAGAGTTCCGTGCCCGTTCCGTTGCCTCCCTGACTGTGGTAGCTGTCGTATAAGTATTTCAGATTGTTCAGATCATCCTCGGTAATGTACCCGCGCTTGATGCACAGGCGGCACATCTGATAAATCCGATCATGCAGCACCGCCAGATTCCCCGCGTGTAGGTCATCAACTGTTTTGCCCATAGCAGTCAACTGCCCCTCCACGGCATCCAGCCGGGGAGTGATTTGCTGAATCTGTGTTTTAAGGGCGCTGATTTCTGCGTTCTGGGCTTCTTCGGGGGCTTTGTGCTTTTTCCATTTCGCCAGCAGGGTATCCCATGCTTTATCAATGGCTGTAAATGCCGTAGCTACGGCGACAATGGCTGTCACGACCTGCCACGGGGAAGTGATGACGATGTTCCACGACTGCATCGGATTTACACCTCCACGATGGGGATGCCGTAGGCTACGGCGGCATCGTGTTCAATGCGGCATCCGCGATAATCCTGCCAGCCGGGGGCAAACACCGCAAAATCAGCGGTGCCCAGCAGCTTGAGGCTTTCGCCCAGATACCACAGCGGCGTTGCGTCAGCCGGGGCGCTCTCGAAAAAAGAGTCGATGACCTCGATTTCCTCATGGGTTTTCATGTACACATCGGCGATAAGAACCTTGCGCTCTTTGAGGATTTCGTCATCGGTCTTGCCGCGCATCGGCTGAGAAATAAACAGTTTCTTCATGGCTTTACCCCACATACTCCGAAAAATATTTGTCTTTCAGGCCCTTTGTCTGCGCCAGCGCGTACATCCGCATAGCGTCCATGCCGGTGAGGGTCGCCGCCCGCATGAACGTCTTGCCCTCGGTGTCCACGGCCAGCTTGACATACCGATCATCGGCAAGGCCGCTCTCAACGGCCATCGCGTCAAATGCCGCCGCCTCGGCGGCTGTCAGCGGCCCGATGAGCATGGCCTGAATAGTTTTGCCCTCCTCGGCGGCGGGGGCCGTAGAGGGCGTTTCTGCGGGGCTGGCGGCGGGCTTTTTGTCCGCGTCCGGGATGACAACGGAATGTTCGCCCTTATTGAACTGATACTCCTTGCCCGTGGCGAGGGTATAGTCGCCATCCAGCCATGTCAACGGATTGGTGCGCTTGCCGTTGAGGATGACCTCAAAATGCAGGTGCGCCCCGAAAACATTGCCCGTGATGCCGCTGTATCCGATGATGTCGCCCTCTTTGACCTGCTGGCCGTACTTGACGCAATAGCTGGACAGGTGGGCGTACCGGGTCTGCAAGGTCATGCCCTTGTAGGGCGAGTGCTTGATGCGAACCATGTTGCCGTAGCTCTGCATCCCGGTTTTGGTGCGCCCGTCCCAATCCTGCGTCTGGTCTACCGTGCCATCCTCGGCGGCGTATACCGGGCGTTTGTAGTTGGCGCCAATCTGTGTGCGGAGGTCTACGGCCTGATGCAGAGAGCCGTTGTTGTAGTACCAGCCCTGCGTCAGAATGTGGATGTCCAGCGGCCAGCACAGCAGAACCTCACCATTCGACAGTCGCATATCCTCAGCCCTCCTTTACCTGCGCAGCGGCCATCTTGGCCATCTCCGCATCAAACTCTTGTGTAGCTGTTGCCAGCTCCGTTTCCAGCGCGTTGATCTTGTCGCGCCATTCCTCGCGCTGCTGGCGGATAGGCTCGTACTCCTCGGCGCTCATAACGCCATCGGCGTGTTTCAGCGCCTTATAGTCGGTATCGGTCAGCAGGCTTTTAAGGGCGGTGATTTCGGCATTGATGGTGTCGATGCATTCAAGAGATTTTTCCATTGAATGTGCCTCGCTTTCGATTTTCGTTTGGATTTTATCTTCCACGGCATGATGCCGTAGAGCTTATAGAACAGCAAATCCGTACAGTGAACAGATCGGCGGGCCTGCTTTTTGAAAAGCGACCCGCGCCACGACATATAAGAGGTGAGAATCTGTTCCATCGTCATCAGTCCCGCTTGCAGGAAATTGAAAAACTTCTTGATTTTGCGGCGCTCCCGGATGACGCTCTCGCGGCAAGGCTGCTGTAATACCTTGCCGTTGGGTAACAGGGTGAATTTGGTCTTTAGGTAGGTAAAACCTCGGCGCAGCTTGACTATCTGCGTCTTTTTGGGATTCGGGATAATGCCCTTTTCGGCGAACAGCCCAAACAGCAGGCGGCGAAATTCTATCAACGCATCTTTCGATTTGTTGATGATGTAGGAATCGTCCATATAACGGGCAAACCACCGCTGCCGCCACTGGTCTTTGATGGTGTGGTCAATGCTGTTTGGGTAGGCGATAGCAAAAATCTGACTATCCTCCGGGCCGATATACAGACCATTTTCTTTTGTCGGCTGGCCGTATTTGATGCGTTCAAGATTCGGCGCGTCAACAAAATTTTTCGCCAGAGCATTGAGCCGCTGATCGAGGATATGGCGGTCGATCACATTGCGCTTGAGATTATCCAGATTGATGTTGTCGAAAAAGGCGCGGTAGTCGATGAGCAGGATGTACCCGTCATTGCCGCCTGTTTCGCGGTAGAACTCATGCAGATGCACAGCGCACCGTTTGACTGCAAAGCTGATGCCCTTGCCCTCAAGGCTTGCGCCGTTGTCATAGATCAGATTGCTGGACAGAATCGGCACCAGAGCATTTGTGCAGGCAGACCGGCGTACAACACGCTCAGAGTAGTGCAGGCTGTGGATAGCTCGCTTTTTGCCGCGCTCCACAATCCCAAAATGATAAAACCCTCTGCGGGTGTCGCCACCGCGCATGAGGGTTTTGTGGATTTTGATTGAATTTTTGAAATAACGGGCATTGTATCGGGCAACGCTGGCTTTCCACATAACGCCTTTGCGGGCGTTATAGTTGGCATCGACCAGCGAGGATACATCTGCCACCCGGTCAAAATTATCGTACTGTGCTATTCGTGCGCGGTGCTTGGCCTGCCGTGCCGCCTTACGGCGCTGATAGCGGGCCTCGTGCCGCTCTTGTGATGTCATCTCGGAATGTACCTCGCAAAGTGTTATTGTAGGGGCGCTGTTGTGTACTTCTTTGCGATAACAGCCATGAAACCCGGTACTCGGCCATCTGCCGTGTGGCGCACGGTAGTTTAGCCTGTTGTCGCCGTCGCGGGCCATGCAAGAAGCGTCCGGCTGATCGCGTCAAGATACTTATTTACCCGCTACTGCGGGAGGGTCGATAACTCCTTCCAATGATGATAAGGCTCGGATTTCGGTCTGCCTATTGATTAGCCCGACAGACCTACTTTAATACTGGCCGAGGATTCTCGTTGGAATCAGACGGGCGCGGACAGCCATGTGTTGGAGGCGTTGTTGTTGTTCGCATTGCCGTTGTTGTTCACATTGCAGAAGTTGGAGGAGTTGCCGGAGTTAGGGGTAAGCTCCCACCAGTTGTTACGGCTCTTTTATACAGCTATCGACCCGATGGCGGTCAACGAGGATAATGATGATAGTTTATCCCTGCTGCCTGTGCGGCCATCACGCTTGAATCATTTACAACGGGCACCGTAGGCGGCGCCTTGGGTGTGTAGGCGGTCTGCTGTGGTGTCTGATACCGGGCATCTCCATTCGGCAGGGGTGCTTTCGGTTTGAATTTTGCGGTGTCCGGGAATTTCGTATTATGCCGCCAGTCTTTCAACAGCGTTTCCTCACGCTCTAACAGGGTGCCAATGTAAACCAACTGCGCGGGCAGTTCCTTTTGTGGTGCAATGCCCATGTCAAGCCCAGTGTTCAGCCGGGAGAAATGAAACTCATCCATGATGAATTGCAAGCGGTCAAACAGGGCCTCACAGTCGGCCACAGCTTGCGCCTGCAATTCCTTGCGGCGGTGCAAAAGCTCGTGGTCAAGTTTGCCGCCACTGTACGGATAGATACCGTTCGCGGCGATGATGTGTTCCATCATCGTGTTCAGCAGATTCACGGTAGGATAGGCGAGAATGGGTCGCCACTTTTTGGGAATGTACTTTTCCTGCATCACAAAGCCGGAAAGGGCACAGCGCAATTCAGTGGCGTTTTTATAAAACTCCATTTCGGAGATGCTGCGGAATCGGGATAATACGTTACTCATGGTTCACCTGATGCCGCGCCCACAAGGGGCGCGGGGATATTAGTAGGAGATTTACGAGATTCGGAAGCAGACGGGCGCGGACAGCCATGCGCCGGAGGCGCTGCTGCTGTTCGCATAGCCGTTGGTGGTCACATTGCAGAAGTCGGAGGAGCTGCCGGAGGCAGGGGTAAGCTCCCACCAGTTGAGACGGCCACCACCATCACCGAGGCCCTTGATACGGTTCATGTTGTGGGCAAAGATGGGGTACTGGACAAACCCGCCGTTGGGGCATCCGTTGCCGCCCCAAACAGGAGCGCCGCAGACCTCCATCTCGGTAGGCACCCACAGATTGCCGAGGTTCGTCCACGACCAGCTATTGTCGCTGTTCAGCAGACCGCTGGCCGAGTAGCGCTCACCCAGCAAGGCGCGTTTGTTGGCGATAACGGCCTTGAGTTCGGCAGGCAGGAAGTAGTACACGCCGCCCTGACTGTAGTCCACCTGTTTAACGGCGGGGTCTTTGCCCGTGCCGTTGGGTACCTGCATCTTGAGGGAGTTCAGGAACGCATACAGATGGGAACACAGCCACGGATGCTTGTCACCCTTGCCCGTCACGGTGATGTTGTTCGTGCCAGCGGCGGGGGCCTCATCGAACGTGACGGTAAAGGTGGATGCATCGTAGGTATAGCCGGTGACCTGATCGCTGCCCACAATGATGTTGTCGATGCTATCCATCTGTTTCGTCAGCACAAACTCGGTCTTGCTGCCATCGCCGGACAGCTTTTCCACGGGAATCAGACCGTTGTTGAAGTTGGAGAGGTTGTACTGAATGTACGTCGGCCACAGGTCTTTAGAGATAAAGTCGATGTGATGGCCGACCTGCTGATCGCCGTACTTGTAGTAGGTGTCGATGCCCGCCACGACAGCCACGATGCGGGTCTTGGCGCTGTTCGTGCAGTTGAACGGGATGTAGTCGCCCACATGGATGCCGTAGAAGTTCCCAGCCTTGATGCGGGCCTGAATCCACTTCCACACACTGGTGTAGCCCTTGATTTCCTCCGCGAACTTCAAGCTCAAATCCATGCCGGGATAGCCGTTGTCAGTGTTCATGCCGAGGAAAAAGCCCTGATCGCCGGTAGCAGGATCAAGGATGTTGTCGATAAAAACTTTGTTTGCCATAGGTGTTGCACCTCCGATTAGTAGTTGAATTTGACAGTCGTTTTATCGAACGTGAACGACTTTGCCATCTGGGCAGTTTTGGTCTTGCCGTCCTGCAGGTCGGCTTTGGTTGCCGGGTCAATCCCGGAATCGGACAGGGAGCCGTCAGCGGTCAGCGCAGCAAGGTTTCCTGCCTTGCTGGGTTTGGCCTTAACTGCCACATTGGCACCGGCCTTGCCGCTGTCCGCGAGGTTGCCGTTGGCATCCAGAGCCGCAAGGTTGCCCGCTTTGCTGGGCTTTTTCTTGTCGGCCTTGCCGCTCAGGTCGATGCTCCCGGCCAGCTTTTTTGCATAGCGTTTAGCGTCCTCACTGAAAATGAGGGCGATGCGCACTACATCAGAAAGTTGCATGATGCCGCCTCCTTACTGGCCGATGAACTGGCCCGTTTCACCGGCGATGTAGATTTTGTGCTTGGCATCCTCAGCCAGCACATAGATCAGGCTGAACGGGGCGAAAACCTCGCTCTCGCTCATGCCGATAATGCCCTCGCCGGTGGTGGGCAGATTTTCGGGTTCCGTGTCGGCAATAATCATCGCCTCGACCAACTGCTTGCCAGTCTTGGGGTCAGTGCCTACGGGTTTGGTGTTGACACAACGCATAAAAATATCCTCCTATGCTGATTTATTTCGACTTTGCAATGTTGAATTGCACAGTACCATTAGAAAACTGCACCGTCATGCCGCTGACGTAAGCGGGGAGCTGTGCATCGGGCACTTGCCCGGTCTTACTGTCCAGCGCCGCCACGCCGCCCGCCTTGCCCACGGTGTCCGAGGCCACGGCCTTGATAAGCGCGGGGGTGATTTTGTGCGGGTTGCTTTTGGTGTCGGCGGCGTGTTCCTGCAAGGTGCCGATGTCCTCCTCGAATCCCTCGCAGGCGGTTTTGAGGTTCGAGATGGCGTTCTCGGCTTTTGTGATGTTGCCGTCCGATGTGCTGGACTTGTTCGCCAGCTCATCAAGCGCCGCCTGCACGTTCTCACTTTGCAGCAGCTTGCCCACGGTGCGGTCATACGAGATGCCGCTTGCCACGAGGTCGGCCAGCAGAGCGATAACGCCGTCTTTTTTCAGGCCGTCCGGCATATTGATTTTGCGGGTGCCGTCCGACAGGTAGCGGTGGGCATGAGATGCCTCCGCATAGTCATTGTCGAATGTCCGCTTGAAAAAGGCACGGATGGTAGACAACAGCACCTTTTTGGTCGTGCCGCTGGAAACGCAGGGAAGAAAATCTTTATCGTCCAGCTCGGTGTTGGTCGCCAATTCGCTGATTTTTGTATCAGCCATGAATCATCCCTCCTTTACCAGTTGATGGTCAAACCGTATGCGATAGTCACAGCCGAGTTTTCAGGTCGCTCCGGCGCATCGCTCGGCAGCTTATACGCTGTGTAGGCGAACGGGACGAGTGGCTGTCCTGTGTAATTCTCGCTGCTACTGGAATCGCGATAGTTCCAGAGTTTTTTGAAGATGTTTGTTTGTCCTACCTCAATTAACCCGTAAGCACTGCGATAATTTGCGCCGCCTGCATTGTAACTGTAAATTTGATCGTTTTCGGAATCGTACATCGGCCCCATGCGCATGAATGTGGGCTGCGTCCATTGATAGGAACTGTACTGCCCTTGCCCCCAAAAATACTGCCCATAGTAGTAGGCTCTATCGCCATACAGGGTTAGGTATTCGGAACTTAATAGTTCCGTTTGGTCGCAGCTTTTATCGCCCAAAGCAATATCGTACTTATGGATGTACAGATTTCCATCCTCGCGTCCACCGTAGCTATAGGTTTGGGACATGTTGGATATGCCGATAAGGGTTTCGTTTTTGAGCAGCATATAACCGTGACCGCTCCAAAAACCGTAATACCACTGCCAACTTGACCCCGTTACTTCATTGTCGGTTTGCCATGCGTGGGTATAGTGGTTAATGACTTGAGTACCTTCTTCATCAAAAACCCAAATGTCATCACGATAGCCCCAAACATAAAAGTAATGGGTAGAATTGTTATAATACTCTGTACGATAAATTGCGGAGTACCGAGTGAGCTTTAAGCACAGATGTTTGTTATCTGGGTCATAGCCCCAAATGGCGTAGTATCCTTTACTAGTGCGGTTGTACGATTTATCGGGATTAGGCTTGTCAATATTTTGGTATTGACTATTATCGGGTCTATCGCATAAGTCAAATAGGTCGATGACTTTCTCGGTTCCATCGGGTACATTATGCCGCATTTTGATGCGGATTGTGCCGGTGCCGCCAACATCGGATGACAACGACACATCCGCGCCGTAATAGAGAACATTCTCCTTGATGTCAAACATTCCGCGCCAGTCGGCTCTTGTCCACTTGTACATAAATGGTGCATAAGAAGCGCCCGACCCGTGCTGCCCTGTTAAACCGACATAGTTTATTTTTCGCGGTATCTGCGTTGACAAGAAGTCGTAAACATACATATTCGATACATGATTTAACGACACACGGTTCAAAAAGCTGTCGGTGCTTCGATATGCACCGCGATAAATACCCGTTGCGGTGGAGTTAATGTCACCGTATCCGCAAGGGATTCCGGGAATGTAAGGGAGCGAGGTGTCGAGGCCGATGTCGCCACTCGTAAGCAGCATGGTAGCGTTCGGCATCTGATTTTGAAATAAAGAGGTGCTAAACTGATTTACAAAAACATGGTTGTCGCCCTCAATGCGCTCCAATACTTTGCCCGTTATGGGGTCTGTGTAGTCTATTCGGCAATGACCGTGCGCGTCAACTGCGCGTCCATTTAGTTGCGATAAATCGCGCATATAAAGCCTCCTAACTGTATTTGACTTGCAGCGTGTCCTCGCCGGTGTGGGCTTCACGATATGGAACGCTGTCCTCGTCCGCGCAGGTTATTTGATGGCGCGTTGAGTAATAATGAGAAAAAGTTGTGTCGGATTCAAGTGGCCTTGACGGCAGGTCGCCCTCGTCATCCAAAAAGCCGGGGGTATAGGTGCTTTTGCCGTCCAGCCAGAAAATAGACGAATACTCAGGCACGGACAGCCCGGAATCGTACTTGACCCACGAACTGTTGTAACCTGTGACCGCAATCCAGCCATTGGTTGCTTTAGAGATGGGACAGTAGATTTTATAGGTGGAGCTGTCCACCGCCTCTATGTCCGTGGCCTCAAGTTCGCCGGTGTTGCACATGATGCGCGTGGACAGATGGAACATCGCCAGCGTCAGCCCGGACAGCGGCAGCAAGCAGTCGATGTAGAAATAATCGTAGTTGCCCTCATCGTTCCAGCATTTAGGCGTGGCCGTGCCGTAGCCGCTGCTCCATCCTCTTAGGGACTTGCCCACGGCGATGCCCTGTAAAAAGCTGTTCTGGTCGTAGCTCATTCCCAGACCACCTCCGTGATATGGCCGTTTTCGTCCTGAATAGACGCGATGCGGCCCGCGCTGTCGAATGTGACTTTGTACTGCTGTGTGTCGTTGCCGTCGATGGTTTCCTCAAAGGTCTTGTCGGCGTTGATATGGGAGAAATCAAACCGCAGTGGCTTGCGGGTCTTTTGCAGATCGATAAAGCCATCATCGGACAGCGTGACGGCCAATTCTTCACCCTTACGGGTGGTATAGCCCATCTTAAAGCTGTCTGTGACCTTTTCGATGCGGCCCTTGCCGTTATCGCCGTAGCCCGTGCCACGACCCCATGTCTGCATCGGATTGTAGGGGATTTCGCCGTCGCCGGACATACCGAATTTGTACTCGGCCATGACGGTTTCATCGTACACATAGATGCGACAGGGGAATCCCGTGTCCTCGGTGGTGGTAAGCACCTGAACACCATCCAAAATCGGATAGCCCTCCGAGTTGATTTCAGCCCCGGAGATGTCCTTTTGCCAGAACAGCAGCTCCCCGTGGCGGTTCACCGCTTGGGTGTAGCTGGCTGTGCCGTTGGCTTCGCAGTCGATGAACTTATAATCCTCGGTCATAAGGATTACGCCGTCCTCGGTCAGCAGGCGGTTGTACATACCGGCAGGCGTGGCCGAGATGAACTGCATGACCTCGCCCTCGATGCGGATATAGCTGTCATCCGAGGTGTCGTGCAGCAGGTATTTTTGGATGTGCCGCGCCGTTACAAGGCGGTCAACGGTCAACTCAGATACAATACCGTTTTCGGCATAGAGGGAGTTTGACACGATGGCATTTGCGCCGAGGGTGCCGTCCATGACAAAGGTTTTGCGCTCTTTGTCGTAGTACAGGCACTTTTTGCCTGTTTCATCGGTAAACTCCATGCCGTCAGCGTTGAACTGAGCATAGCCGCCGCCGTCCATTTCAGAGCGGAATCCGTACCGCTTATTGATGCTGTTGCCGTAGTATTTGCGGTTGGTTTTTACCGCTTTATCGTCAGAACCCGCCGTGACGATTTCATAGGGGTATTCGTCATCGGTTTCATCTTCAACCCCTGCGGAAATGTCGCAGGGGTAGCTGACGGTGCAATAGCACGTTATGGCGTAGAGAACCACGCCTAAAGGGTCATTCAGGCGATTTTTCAACAGTATCGTGTCGCCTAATTCAATGGCCGGGTCAATATAAGCGGTTGTCGAGCGGAACGGACGGTATATTGCGCCGTAGAGTTTGCCGTCAACAGTATTGCAAAGGTCTTTTGCAATTTGCTGATTCGCAAATGGACATTCGGCGGTCAACGTCATGCCCGAATCGTCGCCATCGGTAAAGCTGTCCTCGGCATCATCGGTGAGGACGACCCGTGAAACGGTTCTATCACTGCCGATGTCGGCAAAGATTTTATAGGCTTTTCCGATGTTCTGTGCGGCATCGTTAGGCTTCGGAGACGCGATAGGGATGAGCCGTAGCTTGCCGCTGTCGCTCATAACCCAGTTTCCGCCGTTGCAAATTCCAACCCACGACAGCACCTCGGACATCAGCGCATCCCCGTCGATGTTCTCCACGGTGTAGGCTTCGCCCTCGTTGATGACCGTCCGCTCGTCCACCTCCACATCCATGATGCGGGCGATGTCGGCCACGATGTCCTTTTGGGCGGCGGGCCAGTCGAGCGAGGTTTTGTCGAGGTAGGTGCGCCCCGATTTCAGCATTTCGTCGGACATCGTTAAAGTGATGGTAGATGTGCCGTCACGGGTTTTGATATAATACCGCCCCTTGGGTATCCAGTCCGTAACAATATCGCCGTTAGGGGATGTCAAACGGCAAAACGCCCAGCAGGACGCGGCGCGGGGGATTGTAACCCCATCAATAGGGATAATCTCTGCCGTTAATTCTGCCGAGCATACACGTCCGAGTAGGGGCTTTTCGAGTAGCGCCTGCTTGATGGTCGGAATACCCTGCAAATGCGAGGCATCGTAATCGACCCCCGCAATTTGCAGTTTGTATTCGACCCGGTATTTGCCGGATTCAATCAGCGCCGCCCAGTTTTCAGGCCGGGTCTGCATTAGATCAAATCCTCCTTAACCGAAATGAGGCTAAAAGACAGGTCATCAAGGAAAATCGTGCCCGTTTCCGAGTCGATACGTTCCAGCGCTGCATCCACAGATGTGTTGTAGAACAGCCGCTTGCAGAAACCATCTTTCAGATCAGGATAGGACACCTCAACGCCGGAATCGCCGCCCTGCAAGTCGGCCTCAAGCTGCTGGGCCATATCCCACGGGATAGGCCCCATCTTGATTTCGATTTTGCGCTGGTGGGATGTGACATTGGTGTGCATCGTTTCGGCGGTATCGCGGCCCGCCTTTTCATCGTTTGTGTTTTCCCGGCTCCACTTAAAGCCAGTTTTTTGCTTGATATAGGCAGTGTAATCATGCCCGTTTATAACAAGCATCTGCGGTTTTTCGGCCATGATTATGCACCTCCATATCGCATCATGCGGCCCTTTTGTACTTTGGTAAGCATTTTACTGAGGGCCTCCAAATCGAGATAAACGTCGCCATGCTCAATGATGGCGGTCAGCACCTTTTGCAGCAAGTCATTGAGGTCGGACAGGCGCTCGTCAATGCCGGAGAAGTTGTCGGACAGGGTGGCGCTGGCATCAATCTCCGCGCCGGACGTGTCAATCTTGGTTTTGTACGGAATGACAGTGCCCGCCGCGATGTCGGGAATAGCAAGCTGCCCTGCGCTGGCGATCATGTCGGAAATGGCCGACATGGACGGCAGACTAAAGCTGACGTTGGAGAAATCCAGCCCGGCAGTCATCTTGTCGGCCAGAGAATCAACACCGCTCAGAACACTCGGCTCTCCGGCCCGCAGGCCTTTCAGTAAGCCTTGGTCGAGGTAATAGGCGATTTTTGCCCAGATGACGGACGGAGAATGAACGCCGACAGCATTTTTCATCGTATTGGTGAGGTTCTGTGCGAGGCTCTGCACCTTAGATGTCAGCGCGTGCCATGCGTTCTCAATGCCGCTCTTGAGGCCCTGTACCAGATTAGTGCCGATGCTCGTCCATTCGGACGATTTCGCCATCAAACTGGATTTCAGCGCGTTCCACTTGCTTGTGACCGTCGAGGTGATCGACTGCCACTTACTGGATGCCGTGGACTGGACGCTCTGCCATGTGGATGCGATGGACGTTCTGAGGCTATTTGCCGTCGATACAACACTCGACCGCATCGCATTGAATTTCTGTGTAGCCGTCGTGTGCATACTCGTGTACGTCGCCATCGTGTTGGTCTTGAGATTATTCCATGCGGTGGAAACATTGGTGCGTACATTTGCGGCAGATGCCGTCACATCGGATTTGATTTTCTGCCACGATTCGCTGACAGACTGCTTGGCCGAGGCCCACGCCGATGCCGTGTCAGTCTTTACATTCGTCCATGCGGTGCTGACGGCCTGATACGCCTCTTGGGTCGCAGTGGTGGTCGTCTGCTTGATGGATTCCCATGCGCCGTGAATGGTGTCATAGGCTTTGCCGCCGAAGTCGTACAGCGTCTGATAGATGCTGTCATAGTTCAGGGCAATAACACCGCCCAGCGCGATAAGACCCACGGCAAGGATGCCCGCAGGGCCGAGAAAACTCAGCAGGGAAGATACGCCGGTAGCCGCCGCAGATGCAGCAGAACCGAGGCCAGAACCGAGAGCGCCAACCACACCCGCCATGCCGGTGCCCGTGGCCGTAGCGACCCCGGCTGCCGCCGTGCCAATCTGCGACATCGGATTGATTGCCGCCATGACCCATTGCAGGGCAGACATGCCCAGCGATGCAGCACCCGCGATGAACAGCGACTTGACGACCATCATGCCGACCTTGATAGCCAAAATGACCTTACCTGCGTTGGTATCAAGGAATCCAGCAATAACTCCGCTCACGACACGCCAGATAATTTCGGCCACGCGGGCGAAGATGCCGCCCCAGTCGATGTTACTCAAAAATTCGCCGATACCACGTCCGAAAGCGTCCCAATCTGTGTTACGGGCAACATCCAGTATCATATCCAGCAGACTGATGACAAAATCGGACAGCGCCTTGCCGCAATCGGCCCAGTGGATGCCCTTAAATGCAATATTCAGCGCGGTATAGATGTTTTTTGCGATGTCTGCCCACTGGATTTTGTCGGCCAGCGTCTTTACGGTGGTAAAAACGCCGTTGATGGTAGCCGCCAGTGCGCGGGCGGCGGTATCAAGGCGGAGCGTCGAAAAGGCATTGTTGATGAATGTCGCAATGCTCGTGCCCATCTTTACCCAGATGCCCGGTGTGGTAACAAGCCCCCAAACGAAGTTGATAAGCGCGTTCCAGCCATTTGCAAAGGTCTGGCCCAGCAAATCCCATTCGACATAATCGAACAGGCCATTGATGGCCGTGCCCACGCCCCGGCCCAGATTATAAAAATTAAACTCGGTCAGGAACGTGTTCACGATGTCGGCGATGGCGTTCAGCCCATCGGCCACGGTTTTGCCTACCAGCGTCCAGTCGAGGTTATCGACTATGCCGTTGAAGATCTGAGCGATGTTTTTCGCCCATTTGACACCCTGCGGGCGCAGTGTACCGTTAATCCAGTCATCCACGGCCTTAAAGGCGGTGTTCAAGCCCTCGGCGATGATTTTACCCACGCCGTACCAATCGCCCGCCTCAATGGCCGCTTTCAGGCGATCAAGGTAGTCTTTGACCGCTTTCGGCAGGATGTCGTCGATGTTCTTAGTCTCGAACAAATCGCCGGTACCGCCACCCCCGCCGCCAGAGCTATCGGTCTTTTTCTGCCGCTTGTTCAGCTCATCGAATCCGTAGACCTGCTCATTCAGGTCTTTGGCGCTCTTGGAGGCTTTATCAAGCGATGCAGCGTAGGAACCGGTCTGCTTTTTGGCAACGGTGATGGTGGACTTGCCGCCCAGCAGGGCAAAAAGTGCGTTAAGGTAGGTGATGACGGTGCTAATTGCGTTGATTATGCGGGTAAGCACCGGCTCTACCAACGATATGAGGTTGCCCAGCCCTACCGAAATATTCGCGGACAGCCCCGTTGCGCTGTTTTTGATATTCGACATCGACTTATCAAAGGCGGTATTGAATTTCGCCAGCGCATTGATGGCATCGCCGACCCCGCTGAAAATCTGCGAGATGAACATTCGCTTAATGCGCGAAATCAGCACGGTTTTAAGGCTTGTGAGCTGTTTTATCAGCCCACTTACCGAATTGCCGGTAGACTTGGCCTGAGAGTTGAACAGGCCCAGATTTTTCGCGGCATTTTTTACGCCGGATGCCACAGACTGCCATGCCATTTTTGCGATGCTCTTTGCTGCGTTGCCTGCCGCCGATGCAGCGTTGCGCAGTTCCCCGGCAAAAGCGCCGAAAAAGCGGGATGCAAAGGATGCACCCGCCCCGGCGTTCTGTGTTTCATTGCCGAGGTTCTGCACGGCCTCAGCGGCGGTGCTGGCCGGGTCGATGACGATGCCGAGGTCAGCCGCCGCACTGCGGCACTCCTCCAAACGGTCAAGGAGGCTTTGCACTGCCTCAGCCTGAGCATTGAACCCCGCGATAGACTGTGTAGCATCCCCGTCCATGCTCTCGACATCCTGCAAGCCCTCGGCCAGCGAGGCCAGCCGCGCTTGCAGATTGGCAGCGGCGCTCTGTGCCGCGTCGAACTTGGATGCAAAGCTGTTCATTTGCGCCGGGGTTTTCAGACCGTTTTGCAGGCTCTGCGACAAGGCGTTGATCTGCTTGTCCAGTTTTTGCGCGGCGGCATCGGTGGCATTAAGCTGAGAATCAAAGGACATCTGCGCCGCCTCGGCTTTATATGCCTGCAACTGCGCGATGGTATCCCGGATGGCCTGCGCCTGTCTCAGCCACTCGGCAGAATCCGTGCCGGACACAAAAGCCGAGCCGTCAGCCTCCATCTTGGCCTTTTGGGTTTCGTAGCGCTCAAGGATGGCCTCGGTGTTCTCAATCTGGATGGCAAGGCGCTGCCATTCTTTGGAGTTTTCCTTTACGCCGAGCTGTTCCATCACATCGCGGCGGTTATACAGCCCAAACAGGGAGTTTTCCGTCTTTTGGATGGATGCCGTCAGTTGGTCGTATTCGGCAGTGTTGAATTTCTGCTTGCCGAGGTCGATCAACTGCTGCTTGAGGTTCTGCGCAGCCTCCTCAGCCTTGCCCATTTTGATGTCAAAATTGGTAAACTGAGAATCAGTGTTTAGCCCACGGGCGAGAGAATCAGCAAGACCACGCATCTGCGTGTCCAGCCGCCCAGCGGAGCGCTCAGTGGCCGTCAACTGTGCGTCAAGGGTCTTTGCCGCCCCGCTGTTGGACATCGCCGCAGACGCGCTCTGTGCCGCCTGCGCGGCTTGCTGGACAGCTTGCCCCTGTTGCTGCACCGATTGTGCCTGCTGCTGGACAGCCTGTCCAGCGGCGGCGGCAGATGCAGCCACGGTCTGATTGGCCTGTGCGGCCCGGTTGCCGTTGTCTGCCATTGCACCGTAAATCTGTGCGGTGTTGGTAGCGATGTCCTGCAAGATCGGGACAACGCCGGAGAACGACTTCATCATGTCAGCGCCGGTGCTGTTGATGGAACTTTTCAGGTTGTTTACTGCCTGTTCCAATTTGGCAGAGCCTTTTTCAAAACCGCTGTTATCCAGTTCGGTGTCAAATTTCAACGAACCATCGGTATTTGCCATGAGTTAATCGCCTCCTTTCGTCAGTTCTGCAAACATCGCCGCAAGGGCATTTTCAGGTGTCGGGGCTTTAGCATGGATTGTCACGGAGCAAAGTTCGCGGTTTTCCTTTTCAAACTCTTTCTCGTAGGATTCCAGCTTTTTACCCCTCGACTTTTTCTGCCGGATAGTCAGCACTGTGCCCCACACGGCATCCCGGTCAATGGATTGGAACCACCCCATGAACGTCCACCAGTGGACAAAGGGCAAGGCCCGAATCTCCATGCCCGCCGCCTTATTGATGGCGGGGAAAATGAGCTGTTCATCTTTGGCCCAGTTCACAAGCTGAGCGCGGTTTTCACGCTTGCCGGTGTCCTGCGTGTTACAGCTCAAAAATTTAGCCGCCTGTTCATAGGCGGCTTGCACATCCTCGGTGGGCATAGATTCAAAGTCGGTATACAGTCGTTGCAGGCAGATGTACGCTTTTTCCTTATCCTCTAAATCCGGGTCGTTAAAGGCGACAAAGATTTCCAGCACATTGCGAAAATCCGCGTCAATAGGGTATGCTTTCCCGTTGACCTCAAGAGTTGTCGGCAGTGCCCCGATCATTGCGCACTACCTCCACTTTGGGCTTGCTTTTCAGGTACTTGCTCATGCGCTTTTCGGATGCCGCCGTCTCCTCGTTGATGGCATCGGCAATCAGACCGCCCAGCGCATTGATAACTTTGGTGCAGAAAAACTCGCCGCCCACGCTGGAAAAGGCGTTGCGCTTGGCGAAAATCTGGCTCACCTCGTCAGAATCAAAAACGGTGTTCAGCTTGTCCAGCAGGATTTTTTCAGCGGCCTTGATAGCGGCCCATGCGGCATCGGAATCGCCGCTGCCGTCTGCATTGATGTCGATACCGCGCAGCGGCTCAAAAACCTCGTCGAATTTGTCCTCCATTTCCTTAAAACGATCAAGGATGGACAAATCGCTGGGGCGGATATGCACCTTGCAAATGGGCTGGTCGTAGCGGTTGTAGATGGCGATTTCTTTAGTACCGTCATCAATGACGGCGTTCAAATTCTTGTGTGCGTTCATGCTTTTTTACCTCACTTCAAAAATAAAAAAGAGGGCATCGACCCACTCGCCGCGAATCCTCGCAATGCTGTGTAGGTTCGATGCCCTCCTCTCACATCAGGCGATGTCAGTGATCGTTGCCTGATTGGTAGTCATGTCGTAGACGATGTTCTTCTTCTCCATCGCGCCGATGGGGTTGATGTTGTACGGGATGGCATAGCCCGCCGTGTCGCCGCCAACAGACTGCGGCACAATCCATGCGCGGCGCACATAGCAGTAGCCGCTCATGGTCTGCTTTTCGGCATCGGCAGAGGTGAAAAACGCCTCAGCAAAATAGCCCAGCAGGTCAGATTCGCCGTACTTTTCCTGCATGGCAACGTCCAGCAGATGCTCATACATCGGGCGGGAGGGGTCCATGTAGTAGGGGTCAACGTCAACCTCCGGCTCATAGCCGGAGTGCTTGAACGTGGTTTCACCCAGCACATTTTTGGTGGTTTCGGTGTCCGGGTTCAGCTCTTTGGACAGATCATCGTTGTCCTTACCGACAGCCTCCCAGCCGGAGGATGCAGCGGTATAGGTGACGACCAGCTTCATGCCTTCCGTGGGGCTGGTCGGGGCGGTGATGCCATAGGTCGCCAGATCGATGGTAGTGCCGTTCAGTTTCCATGCGGTGCCCTTAGTGGCGTACACGAAAGTGTACTCACCGCTGACACCGCCCACGGCCTTGCCGAACGTAGCGGCGGTAACGCTGCCCGCGCTGGCCTCGGCGGCCTCGGCAATGGGCTGACCCGTCCAAGAAACAAACAGCATACCGCGATTGCGGTCAAGTTTTGCCATGTCTTAGTTCCTCCTATATGTGATTTGGATTTGAATTTGGTACTTTGCGCTATCAGAGCCGACCTGCGCCGGGTAGGCGGTCAGCGTCGGCACGATGGCAGTAACCCGACCCTCCTCTATGCGGGGGAAGTTTCGGGCATTGTTCTGCTCAATCATCCATGCGATAAGACCCGTGAAAAAGGCGAGGTTATCGGAGTTCTGCTTGACATCGGAACCGTAATTCTTGCGCGTGGCGAAAATGTAGTTCTGTGTTTGCTTATCCTCCAAAACGCTCTCGCCCAGCACATTCTCACGGTATCTCAGCGTGGACGGCGATGCGTATATAGCGTACTCGGTGGGATTCTCACTCAGATAATCAGCACCAAAGCGATTGTTTTTCGACAAAAGCGGACATTGACGGAACCACTGCCGCAGACCGTCAATGCTATTTGATACCTGCGACATTTTTAGCCTCCTGCAAGATGTCCTGCGCGTGGTCGGCTTTCATCCGTTCTACCCAAAACGGCCCGACCAGTGCATTTTTGTCGGTTTTATACTGGATAGCCCTGCCTGTGGGCTTTTTCTTCTCGCCGGGGCGGGAAAAATAGCGCGTCGGGATGCCGCTGTCGTCGTCAAAGACCGGAATGTTAGGCCCGTAGACCTCACCCATGTACATATAGTGAGCATAGGGGCCGGGGTAAACAATCAGGCCGGAGCCGATGTTCGATGCGGCATAGGGGCTTTTTGCCAGCATAAAGGTGTCGGCGGGGGTGTAATCCTCGCACCAACGGATAAAGGCGTTGTCGATGGCCTGCTGCACCAGCCCGCCTTTTTCAAGGTTTCGGGATGCCAGTAGCGCCGCCGCGCCACCCCAATCAAAATTAACTTTGAGCGTGAGCGACATCATGCACCTACGACTTTCCAATGCTGCGCCTGCGGGGCGCGGCGGTTGTCTGTGACCTGCAAGATGGTTGCGGCCTCGGAGTAGGTGTCGTGAATGGCGGCGGGGCGCAGGCCCTCAGCGCCGATGCCCAAAACCACAAGATCGCCAGCGGCCAGCGTAAAAGCGGCGGCGGGGTCATCAGTGGCGGCGTACTGCTTAGGGGGCAGATACGCTTTGCCGCCGAAATCCGCATCCGTGGGGATGCGGATTGTGACCTTGTTTGCCGCTTTCAGCCCGGTGCTGTCAACGGTGGTCGCATCGGAATTGAACCAGTGAACGCCCCGGATAATGGTGCGCTCGTAAACGTCGCAATCATCCTCCGAGTTGAATCGCCGGTTATAAAGGGTGATGGTGTCATTGCAAAGCTGCATTTTACCTCACTCCTCTATACAGCAGGGGAACGCCGTAATCGTCCAGCTCACCGTACAGCATATCCGCCGCAATGGCGTTCATCTGCTTGGCTGCCTCCTCGGCGTTCGGCACGTTCCCATGGTTTTCGGTGTAGCCATCTGTGTTGAATGATGTGACCGTGGGCGACGTGACCTGTGCCACGGAGCCAACAACACTTTCCATCTGCGCCAGCGCAAAAACGCAGAGCTTGACCGCCCTCGGAATCTCGGCCATGTTCTGGACACGGGAATCCGTCAGACGATCAATGCGTTTTCTGCAAGCACATTCCAGCGGAGGCCACGCAGCGGCATCAACGGTGCCGCCTAAACCCTTGTATTCGTCAAAGGTGAGGTACATATCGTGTGCCATGTGTAAACCTCCTCAGCGGCCCGAAATCAGGCCAGAGACAGGATGCGGGCGATGGGGACAGCCTTGCGGGCGATGTACTGCTTGCCCTCGGCCTCGTTGGAGTTCACCAGTTCCCAGTTTTCGCCGTCCTCCAGCTCGTCATCGGTGGGAGACAGGCTCTTCATCTTGGCCTTGGTGAAGTTGATGCCGTAGGGGGCAAAGCACTTGCGCTGACGGCCATAAAGGGTGTCCTCGCCGCCGTTGGTGTGGGGATCACGATCCATCTCGTAAGGCACCTTAGCGCCGCAGTCGGTGTACTCGATAGCACCGTCGCCCAGAACGTAGGTAGTGTAACGGGTCTGAGACACCTTAGCCACGCCTGCGGTGGTCTGGGCGGCAGCGGCCTTGACAGCGCCGGAAACGGTCACGACAGGCAGCTTGCCCTCGCCGCCGAAAATCTGCTTGAGGGTAACGACAGCGCCGGAAACGGTGACGATGAACTTGCCCTCGTACTGGGCAGACAGCACGGTTTTCAGAGCCTGAGCCTCGGCAGCGGCATCGCCGGTCTTGAGGGTCTTGTTGGCGGTGGAGGTGGATGCGGCAAAGGTATAGGTCTGGCCGTCCACGGTGATGGTGTTGCCATCGGTGCCAGCGGTGCTGACGGTGATGGTGTAAACGCCCTGCACCTCCGGGGTGGTGACGGTTTCCACGGCGGGCATGGAGTCATCAACCAGAACGGTGCGGCCATTCAGGGTGCCGATCTGCAGCTCGCGCTCGATGCCGTCCTTGTCGGTGTACTTCATGTACGCCAGCAGCTTGAGGTTTTCGAGGCCGGTAGCAACGGCAGAGTGCATGATGGCGAGGCTGAAGGCGCCCTTGTTGTCGCCGCAAGCACGCTGCATAGCGGTGTTCAGAGAGGTGCCGTCCATCAGGCCCAGAGCGCCCTCGGAGTTGGTCTTGCCGGTGACATCGTAGGTGTGCTCACGGACGAACTTCACGCCCTCAGCATCTTTCATAGCGAAGATGCCGGTCAGAATCTTGATGATGGTGGCCTGATCGACTTCCTCCCAGTATTCACCGATCTGAGATGCGACGTCAGCGAGAGTATCCTCGCCGCCGGTGATGTCGTAGGAGAAGTCGCGCTCAGTCCATGCCTGCGCGCGGCCCACGACAACGCGGGAGTGGGAGAAAGTCTTGGTGGGGTTGCTGGTGATGTTGGTAGAACCGTCATAGTTCTGGGGAACCGCGCCGCTGATGATGCCGCGCAGGGGAATGGTGACGTAGTTGCCACCGACCTGATCGCTCATGGAGTCGGCGATGTCCTGACGCTTTTTGATGGCGCGGGACTTAATCAGCTCGTTGCGGTTCAGGTTGGGAACGCGGTCAACATACTGCTTGAACACGTTACCGTTGAAGTTTTTGGAATCAAAGATTGCCATGTGGTTTTGCCTCCTATTGATTTTTTAGGGGTTCGGTTGGTGTAGCTCGATCAGTCGAAATCGGGCACGAAGTTGGGATCGGCATTTGCTGCCGCCATCTGCTCGGACAAACTCAGTTTGTGCGTACCGCCGTCGGGCTTTGCGGGAACCGTGATAGACGGGCCCTTCTTGCCCGGAGCGGGTTCATCAACGACAAAACTGCCGGGGTCGTCGGCCTTGTACTGGGTCAGAAACTCGTCGTAGCCCTGCATCTTGCCGTTCTCGTCCTGCTTAAACTGCTTGGCGATGGCATCCGCGATAAACTGCTTTTTCGCGGCATTGGAGCTGAACTTGACCTCGCCCGCCTTTTCGCGGATGGCAAATTCATACGCCTGTGCAGCGATTTTCTGCTGCCACGCCTTGCCATCATCCTCGCGCTGCTGACGCAGTGCCGCGAGGTCGGACTGAACGGATGCCAGCTTGTCAGCGTCGGTCTGTGCGGCGGTCAACTTGGTCTGCAATTCGGCCATGTCGGTGTCACGCTGCTTGACCTGCCCCTGCAAGTCGGAAATCTGGCCCTGCAAGCCCTTGACCTTGGAATCCATCTTATCGCGGCTGACATAGGAACCGTCCGCGATGTTGGCGAGTTTCAGGCCCGCCGCGCTGATTTTTTCGGTCAACTGGTCGTAGGTCAGCGCCTCGCCCTCAGAAAACAGATTTTTGAGCAATTCCATAAGATTGTCCTTTCGCCGCGATTGATTTAGCTTATAATCGCGCGGCCACTCCGCGCACGTCGCGCCATCGCATTTATTTCCCTGCAATGCCGGGTATTTATTTATCAGCCAAAACGGCGTGATAACACAGAAAAAGCGCCGTTTCAGGCGCTTACCTTTATGGCACTAAAGCCATCCACTGCCATGCGGTCACGGCGCTGTGACAGCCCGGATTGCTTGGCAATGAGATTATATCGGGCGCTTAGGGTGTTGATGTGCTGCTGTGCCTCACGGCGCAGGTCATCGTCGCCAGCGGCCCGCGCGGCAATGGCAACGTCTTTCCAGCGGCGGGTATTGGTTTCAATTTTTCGCATCATCTGCGAACACTGATAGAGGGTCAGGCCCTCTTTGTTGCCGATAGTCACGCCTGCATGGTTTGACGTTATCCATGCCGCCAGTTGATGGTCGGAGTATTTGCGCACCGAATATTCGGTGCTGAACGGTGCGGCAAAGTGCCCGCAGTTCCACTCGCCGATAGGGCGCTTGAATCCTGCAAAGTGATGACCGTCCACGTCCACGCAGGTCATGCCCGCCTGCATTTTGGCGTATTCGGCCAGCAGGAAAACATGACCCTGCACCGGCTCATGGTCGGGGGCGCTGTTGAGATGCGCGGACAGCTCCACCGCATCATAACCCAGCGCCTTGCCGATTTCGTCGGCGCTGTGCTGGGCGATTTGGCAAGCCCCGTCGATGATGTTCTGGCGGGCGGCAGTATCAAGGCGGCGGTGATAGCCGCTTGCGTACTGCACCTGCATCCCTGCCCAGCCTATATCTTTGATGGTCTGCCGCATAGCCGATTTGTAGTCGGTCATGCCGGTGGACACGCTCAAAATGGCCTTATCTATGGCCTGTTGATAGGGCACGGATATGGCCGTAGTGTTGGACAGGTTTTGTAGCGCCCCGGAGGTCTGCGCGGCGATGTTGCGCGTGTACTGTACAAGCCGCTGATTCTCCTCACGGGGCAGCGGATGCGCCGCCAGCGCGGCTTTGAATCGTGGGTCGGTGAAGCTATCCTGCAAAGCGGCATTGTACACAACAGCCATCTGCTGTTGTGTCAGCCGGGTTGCGGCTTGGAGCTTGCCGGAAATATCGGCGATGTCTGCACCCATTTCCAGCATGATCGCATAGCGGTGTATACTGGTGGGGTTCATCTCGCCTATTTTCTTTATCTGCGCCGCTATTTTCTGGATGAAATACAGATTGACTTCATCCAGATTCGCAATCATTTTGCGAACGGCGGCATCAAGCTCTTTTTGGGTCAGCACGGGTCATCACTCCTCGCCGGGGCCACTCCCGAACGGTGTGGCCGGGTTGCCCCCGCCCTGATCGGCATTGTCGTTGTCGCCCTCGTCCGTGGGAACGGTGACATCGCTCTGGTCGGGGTTGGGCTGCTGGATAGCCATAGCGGCCTGCATTTCGCTGACTTTTTCCTGCTGGACTTCCTGCAAGGCCTTTTCGGCCTGTGCGCGGGTTTCGCCAAAGAACCACATACGCATCTCAATTTTGCTCATCATGCCGTTATTGAGCATGAGGAGTCGCTGCTGCAACTGGGTTTCGGTATCGGCGATAACGGAATCATCCCAATCGAACGACACCTCATATTCGCCAGCCGGGGCGAGATTGTACAGGTCGGCGTACTTATCCATCGCCCGCACGACCTCGCGCAGCGCACGCTCAAGGGCCTGCTGGTTGTCGGCAATGGTGGTATAGGTACGATTGCGCAGGATAGTCAGCTCAGTGGCCGTGCGGGCCTCTGTGTTGGCATCGGAGAGGGTGCCACGGGCGAGGCCGGACTGATCTTCAATCTTCATCAGGATTTGGTTCAGACCGGCCACAAGGGAGCTATCGCGCAGGGTCGGGGCGAAAACATGATATGTTTCATCAGTGCCCAGATCGACCGCTCGGAACAGGCGCTCGTTCAGCTTGGGAGTTTCCATAGCCTTTGCGCCGTTACGCATAACGCCGTCAATGGGCCGCAAGGCCATCGGGTCAACGTCGATAGCCATTTCGCCGCCCTCAAACTCCCACAGCAGGCGGCTGTACTGTGTGTCAGCCTCCTTGATGGTGTCCATGCTCTTAGCGAACACAGCCACGCCCATAGGGGAAAGCGGGTCAACGGTGTTCGCCGATGCCACGCGGAACCAGCCAAAAAGCTGCCCATCCACGTTGTTGACGTAGACCACGGGCTTGAGGTCTTTCCACTGCGGTACTTCCGTCAGGGGGATTTCCTTGCCGAGAGCATCGCGGGAACTGGACTTAAAGGCCCGCTGAGTGATTTTGATTCTATCGCCCTCGACGGTGTGCCGCTCAAGGCGGGAATAGTAGATCTTGCCCTCCGAGAACATATCACGGAAAACGACATCGGACAGGTCGCTGTCATCGCCGAAAGCAATGGGGTACAAATCCCAATCGGGGGTATAGTCGAAATAGATATGCCCATCACGGACATACGGCTTTATCGTCATACCGCCCGCCGCGCATCCGATCTCGGTCTTGCTCCGCAGCTGTGTAGCCAGCTTCTCAAACTCCTTGCTCAGAAACTCCGAGCGTGGGTTGGTGATGTCCTCGCCGGTGCTGTCATCCTTGCCCGCCGTGATGCTCCACTTAAATTCAAGCGTGACCTGCCGGGAAATCTCGGACGCGATGAACGCCGGAATGTTGAGGGTTTTGACCTGCTTGCCCTTGTAATTGGGCTTGTCCAGATAGGCCCGGTGCCATGCTTCGAGGGCAATCTGCATCTCCTGCGACAGCGGGGTGTCGATGTTCTCCACCTGCTGAATATTCTGATACGGAATCACTCTGCCTAACACCTGCCTTATCATGGTATAGATACTTGAAAAAATAGACATGGGCTGTACCTCACAGGCCGCGCCGTTTCCAGATTGGATTGAGCGCGTACCGCACACTGTCAATGCTGTGGTTATCCTTATCGGGGTATTGCCCGGTCAATTCGTTGTCTTTGGTGCGCTCGTATTCGTATTCGGCAAACTCTCGCGCCGTTTCCGGGCATCGGTTGGGGTCAACGACGATTTTTACCAGCGATTGCAGCCATTTCATGCTGTACCGCACGGAATCCGGCCCCTTTTCAGTGGGACGGATGGACGCGCCGTAGGCTTTCAAGTCCGCAATGGATTTCGGCTCGGCGCTATCTGCAATAATGAGGTCTTGCGATGTTACGTTCTTTTCTTTCTGCAAACGCTGCCAGAAAACCTCATTCGGGGTTTTGTTGCAGCGCAGTTCATCGAAAATATAGAGCGTCATCTTCGAGGGGCGATAGCACATCTTGCTCCAATGGTTGGGGTCGGGATACCAGCCCCAGTCGATGCCCTCGTAGATATAATCAAACGACGCAATTTCGGCATCAGTGATTTCTCGCAATTCAAGGTTGCTGAACACCTCGCCGCCCGTGCCCGTGGGGATGCCCAGATACTCATGTTCATAGGCGCGGGGGTTGGTTTGCCGCAACAGCTCCGCATCATCAAAGAACATCTGGCCGAGCCATTCAGGCGGCACGGTCAGATAGGTGCTGGAATGAACCAGCCGATCAGGACGCTGGACAAGCGCCTCCTGATTCATAAAGTTGTTCAGGGTGATGGGCGGGTTGAACGACATGAAATTCCAAAATTTAGAGCCGCCACGGTTGGTTGACTGCAACACGTTTCGGATTTCTTTCATCCCATCGAACGTGTCCGCTTCTTCAAACCATGTGATGGCGCAGTACCCTTTGGGGAATTTCAACGATTTCAGCTTCATCGGGTCATCAAGACCGCGAAAGAGAATCGTCTGCCCGGTGCTTTTCCGGGTAATGCTCATGGGGGAAACATGACAGATAAATTCGCTGTCAAGGCCCAGTTTGTCAAGGGCAAAGACCATCTGGCTGTAAACAGAATCGCGCAGGGTGTTGGCGGTCTTACGGAATATGACCGCGTTGCAAGCCTCGTTCCCCGGCTGAACCATAATCAGCGGGATAGCAAAGCCGATAAAGGACGATTTCAGCGAACCGCGCCCGCCCTTGAGGAGGTATTGCGAGTGCCGATGATCGAGAACATCATCCAGCAGTTCGTCATAGTTGGGCGCGATAACATCTTCGATGTAAACATCAGGCATCGGGCACCGCCTCCCCATCGGCAGGGGTCATGACGGGTGTAGCCGTGCCTGCCTGATCGGCGTCAGCTTGCTCCACTGCCGGGACATCGCCCTCAGCCACGGGGGCGGGCTTCTCGCCGCGTATCAGGTGGATGCGCACCGCATTAGGGTCATCGGCAGGCGTGGGCTTGCCGGGGCCGCCTGCGCCCTCCGGGAGCGGCTCAGGCGGGGTAAACTCGTCAACACCAAACTGGCCGGGGGTGCCCGGTTCCTGCCCCAGAACGCGCAGGATGGCGAACAGGGATTCAATGTTGCCGTTGATGGCTGACTGGATAAGGGGAATGAGCATCTGTACCATGAGGGTCGTATTCTCGGAGAACACATCATCATAGCTTGTCAGCTCGGCGCTGGCCTTATAGTGGGCCTTGCCGCCCTTTTTCTTGTGCTGGGGTTTTGTCAGCAGGTTCAGCAGGGCATCCTTTACCAGCTTCTCCTCCCGGCGCTTTTTGGCCGCTGCCTTACCGCCTTTGGAGCGGATGGCGAACGCCTCCTCCGGGGGGAGCTGATTCAGTGGCGGTTTCATCCCGGACGTATTGCGAGGCTTTTTCTGCTTTTTCTCGCCGGTGTCGGCGGGCTTCGCGTCTTGCGGCGCGGGGCTTGCGCTGATCTCCGGCATAGCCTCGGTATTTTCGGGCATCTGCTGCCACCTCCTATCAGTAAAAATAAAAAAAGCACCCGGCGCATTTCAGCGCTGAGTGCTAAAGGGTATTCAGTTACTTGCCCTTTTTGGCGGCGGGCTTTTTACCTGCCGCCTTTTTCGGGGCGGTGGTTCTCTTTTTGGTCTTAGCGGTGGACTTTCTGCCGCTGATGTTGTCGTTCCAACTGGCCTGCAAAGCGGCCATAGCCTCTTTGGTGAATACGGGTTCCTTGTATGCCATTGCGTGCCTCCTCCTCCTGTTTAGTTGTCGCTTGCGCGGTAAACCAGCGCCTTGCGGTCAATGATGTTGTGGTAGCCGTTGACATCGGACGTGATGACGTTATAGCCCATCGCCATAGCGTAGATGCTATAATTATCACTATCCGCGCGGCCCAGTGCCTGCGCAAACTTGGGATGGCTGCGCTGGAAGGCCGGGATGCGGCTCCGCAACGTATTCAGCGAAATGGGATGCGCGGTCTGGGGATTCAGCACCGCGATAGCCGTAGCAGAGGTTGTGCCATTGCCGTAGCCGGTGCTGCGCCCGCCCGTCTTATCGAAATAAGTACCCGCGCCATAGACCTGCCCGCCGTGCTTGCCGCCGATGTAGTTCAGGGAACTGTATTTCAGCATATCCGTCACGTCTTTGGCCGTATAGGTGAATGTAACCGACCCAGCCTTAAAGGTGATCGGGTTGACAGAACGCGCCAGAATATCGCGGCGGGGAATGTGGTTGTCCTTGAGGTACTGGTCGAACGACGCATCATCAAGAACCGTAGGCTTTTCGTTGACACCGGCCACAAAAGCAAACTTCTGCGTGATGTCAGGCGCGTCATTCAGGTGGTTCGGAATCTGCGCGGCCTTAGCCTGTCTCAGCAGCCCGGTAAGCTGGTCGTCGCTCATTTTCGTCAGCGTGGACAGCGCATCGGGCTGAACCGGCGTATTTGTCGGCGTGGGGGCCTGTGCGATGGGCGGCTGCTGAGGTTGCGGCGGCTGTTGCTGCTGTACCGCTGCCGGGGTGATGATGTTACCGGCATTGATCTTGATGCCCTGCGGCACCGCAAACGGCGGAGCGTTCTGGGGATGCTGCTGTGTAGCCGCCCATCGAGGACGAACTGCCTCTACCTCCCATGACGGGCCTCCTTACTTCTTGCCCTTTTTAGGGGCAGACTTTTTCTTTTTGGCGGCATCCATCTCGGCATTGAGCTTGGCAATACGCTTTTTATCAGCGGCGCTCACAGGGCCATTGACGATGCCGTAGCCATTGGAAGTCCAGCGATCAATGCCGGTATCGCCGGGGGTCAGCTTTTTCTTCGATGCAGTGCTTTTCTTGGTTGCCATAATGCGTACCTCCTTAACCGACCTCGACGACAACGACGATTTGACGGTTGTTGTTATAGATTCCGGGCGACATACCCTTAGAACGTGTGCGGCGGCTCTTATCGTCCTTAACATCGACAATCCGCATATTTTTCTGCGGGCTTGTGGGTGCAAGGACGACCTCGCCCAGACGACCACCGGGGCCGTTTCCGGGCATCATCGCCTGTACATTAGCTTTCACCCTGTACTCAAAACGCACCTCGCGGGTCGTGAACGTGTCCGCATTGGATGCGTTTTTGAAGTCATTGTACGAGGTGGACAGGAAACGATTCTCGCCGTAGGTGTGGCCCACGAGCGCGGTTTTCAACTGCGCAGCAGTCATGCCGCTTGCTGTGCCGTGAACGCCACGGGCCGCAAGCATACTGTCCAGCACGTCCGAATGGTCGTACCGGGTCAGGTTGACGTTATAGCCGATATTGTGCATAGCGCCCATGAGGTTGTCATGCACAAACTGCTGATTCGCGGTAAGTTTCTGACCCGTCGCCATCGCATGGTTCATATTCTGCGACATGGAGTACATCGTGCCGCTCTCTTTGGCATCGGACAAATAATTCATCACAGCAAGACGCTGATCGATGCTCAAATTCTGCTTGGCGTAATACTGCTGGCCGTTATACAGGTTGTGATACGGCGAGTTATCCGTGGCGCTGAACACCTGATTGTTGAGGTTCTGCGCCTGCTGTGCCGTGGGCACAACATTGGGCTGCTGCTGATTATCGGGCTGTTGTGCCGCCGCCTGCGGGGCTACCACGGGAGCGGCGGGCTGATTCTGCGGTTGCGGGGCAAGGTTGAAACTGCCCAGCCCACCGCCGCCAATACCACGGCCAGCCGGGGCACCGCCCGATGCGCTCATGCTGCTTGTACTGCCTCTACCGCCCATTGTAACACCTCAATCCGATTCTGTCGATTCTTTTTTGGCGCGGATTCGCGCCTTGAGTTTTTCCTGAAACGCTGTAACGTGAAAAATGTTTCCCTCGCACCCGGCGGGCACCTTGCCATAGAAGATGATCTGCGCGGGCTGTAAGCGCCGCAACATCTCATTGTACCCGGTCATGAACAGGTCTGCCGATTCGGGGCTTGCCTGTGTGCCGACGCTCGACACGGCCACCGCGCCGCCTACCGGCTCACCGTCAAAGCACCATGCAAAGCTATCCGGCGTACTCCATGAGATGGTCGGAATGACCTTGATGCCGTGGGCCTGCCAATAGGCGCCCAGCCAGTGCTTGCGGTAGTGGTTGTAAATCTGGATAATGCGGGGAAAGTCTGTATATGTGCTGAAATCGGGGGTGCATACGGTATCGAACCGCGCCATCATGCCGAGGTAGTTATCGGGATGCGCCCAGATGCGGTTGAACTGGTAATCGTCAACGAAAAAGTGAACGCCATGCTCTGACGGCTCCTCGCACCCTTTGGCGTAGTTGAAACTTATCCAGTTTTCAGCCGTAGTCAATTCGGGCCGCAGGATGGGGATGTCGAACCGCCCAGCGCCGGGGAAAATGCCCTTATTGAGATTTTCATAGTTGCGCTCTGTGCGGTACACCGTAGACCTCCGGGAAAGCAATAAAAATGCGCCGCAGTTGTGACACTGTGGCGCGTAATATAGGGGCGGGTCAACGGCGGCAGTACCGGCGTCGGCCCTCGCGGCGAACCGCGATAATAACCAAAATCAGGCGCGTCATACGGGGAAAGGAGAAAAAGCCCGTTTTGCCGTGGACGCGCCGCGAGGTGAAATGCCCTCAAGCCTCGCATGGTTGCACAGGCTGGAATCGAACCAGATACTTGCAGGGTATGAACCTGCCGAGCTACCAGTGCTCTACTGTGCAATATAAATAGGCCACTGATCGAAACCGCCAGCGGTGGAACCGCGTGAATGAATCACAAACCACAATTTACCATCACTGGGGAGGTGCAAATCACTTGTGCCGCCGCAATGGCCGGACGGCGGCAATGGCCTAATGGCACCGCGTAAGGGCCTTGCACCCTACCGCGCTTTTGGGAGCGCAGCGCCCTGTGGCTATCGCGGCAAATTTAGTGCAGGGGTCAAGGGCCTGCACAGCGCCGGGCGTGAGAGGCGCACCCAGCGTATAGGGCTTTTGCCACCTCGGCGCAAACACGAACGCCGCCGCGCTTATTCACGCAGCGGCGTTTGGAGGTGACAGCGGGGAAAGCACGAGCGAGGGAGCGCCCAGAACTCCCTCGCCCTAAACCCGCAATGTAATATTATAATAACAGCGATTAGAATACAACCGACACGGCGGACACAAACGGACAGTTTCTCAAAAAATCCGCTTTTGTCCGCTGTTTTCGTGATTTTAGGCCGCGCCCGCGTCGATATAGCGCTTACAAGCCTTGCGCACACCATCGCCCGTGTACCCCATACTCGCGCCCACCTGCGCCCACGGCAGGCCATCCACAAAGCGCAGATACATGATTTCGCGCATACGACTATCGGGCACAGCGTCAATATAGCCAATGAGCCGCGCCCGCTCAGTGGAGCATCGAATCAGTTTTGCCTCGATACTGGCCTTTAATTCGACAATCTCAAGGGCCGCGCTCTCCACGCTCGACCCCGCACCGCCGCCACCGGGCATCCCGGACATATTCGGCCCGCGGGGGGATGTGGCGCGGGCCTCAAGCTCTGCAAGGCGCTGTTTATCACGGTCAATCTCCAAATTCAGCCAATGGAGCTGAGATAATTCTTTCATCGTCATAGTCAGACGGCCTCCTTTGCCGTGATGATTTTTGCTTTTAGCGATTCCAGCAGATGGTTTTGTTCGGTGACACGGCCCATGACCGTTGCGATGGCATCCTCATCCTGCCCGCCCTGCACGACCAGCGAATGGATGACAACAGGATGCGTCTGCCCCTGCCGGTGTAGCCGCTTGTTCGCCTGCAAATAAACCTCCGCCGAGTACGTCAGCCCAAACCAGATGATGTGATGCCCGCCGTGTTGCAGGTTCAGGCCATAGCAGCAGGACACGGGATGGGCCAGCAGAATATCAACCTTGCCCGCGTTCCATGCCCGTTCATCGTCGGGGCCATTGTATACGCGCACCCGCAAGTCCAGCGGCTCAAGGGCGGCGAGGATGCGGGCGAGATCGTGTTGAAACCAATAGAACAGCAAGGCGTGTTGGCCGTGCAGACCCTCGATCAACTCCACCAGCGCGGCCAGCTTGCAGTCATGGACGGGGATGACCTTGCCATCCTCATCATACACGGCGCCGTTGCAAAGCTGTAACAGCTTGCCCGCCAGCACTCCCGCCGTGCCCGCTGTGATGGTCGATTCGTCCACTTGCAACAGTGCATCCCGCTCCAATCGCTTGTACGCGGCGGCGGCAGGAGCGTCCAGCTTGACGGGTATCTCATCATAGATGCGGTCAGGGAGAATCAGATAGTCGTCGCTGGACAGGCTGATACAAATATCACTGATGGCAGCATAGATGGCATCTGCCGCGCCCCGGCGGGCCTTGTAAGTAAATATCTGCGATCTGCTGCGCTTGTCCGGCTCAAAGTACATATCGCGGTAAACGGAGATCGTGCGGCCCAGCCGCTGCCCACCGTCCAGCAAGTAGACCTGCGCCCACAAATCCATCAAGCCGTGCGGCGAGGGGGTGCCGGTCAATTCCACAATGCGCTTGATTTTGGGTCGCATTGACCGCAGGGCCTTAAACCGCTTGGCCTGATGGTTTTTGAACGATGACGATTCATCCAGCACGACCATATCAAACGGCCACGCCTTGCCGTACTCTTTGACGAGCCACTGCACATTGTCCCGATTCGTCACATAGATGTCGGCATCCACTGCCATCGCGGCGCGGCGTTGTGTAGCTGTTCCCAGCACCTCGGAGCAGCGCAGGTGCCGCAGATGCTGCCACCCTGAAATTTCGGTGCGCCATGTTGCCTCGGCAACTTTCTTCGGCGCAATGACGAGGCATCGCCGAATTTGCCACGCATAATACTTGAGGTAGTTAAATGCGGTCAGCGTCATCACGGTTTTGCCCATGCCCATGTCCACGAAAAGCCCAGCGGCGGGGTGATCGATGATGTGCTGGATGCAAAACTGCTGATAGGGGTAGGGGTGGAACTCTTTACAATCCATCTTGCCGCATGACCTCCTCGCAATGGCTGAGAATCGTCTGCACCTGTTCCGGGGTCGATACCGTGCTGAACACGGTAAAGCCCAGCCGCCGCATCTGATTCTGTACATACGTCTGCCGCATCCGCTCCCGCTTGCCCACCTGTTTAAGCTCCACGAACACGACACGACCTCCCGGCAACAGGATCATCCTATCGGGCACCCCAGATGTGCCGGGGCTTTCAAATTTCAGGCATTGCGCACCGCCGCCCAATTTCTTCACACCGTCACGCAGCTTGCGCTCGATGACCTTTTCCAATTCCGGCATCCTAATAACCTCCCATCTTTTTCGCGGCATCGCCGCCGCGCTTGTCCACCTGACTGACACACGCGCACGCGCGTATAGACCCGTAAATACGGGGGTATATGCGCTCTCACGCGCGTTATTTTACTTATTTTTATTTTTATTTATTTTAAGTGTCAGAAGTGTCAGTTATAGATATATTACAACGATACATCGTTAAAATTTAGGCTGACACTTTAACTGACACTTGTATTTTGCGTGTCAGTTGTGTCAGTACGATTGTTCACAATTTTTTCATATTTGACTGACACTTCTGACGGTTCTGACACTTGGCATATAAGGAAGTGTCAGCTTTTTGGCCCAAAGTGTCAGTTGATTTTTATGCACATTACACTTGTCTGTTGAATCTCCGATAACCGCGCTGCTGCTTGTACGGCCCAAACTTCATGCCCCGGTTAGCCTCCCAGCCGGGGGTGCTTGCCAGCACGGCGTTGATTTCGCGGGTGTCTGCCTGCTTGATGTCGCGCGGGGCGCCGTTGAAAAGTTCGCACCAAACCTCGGCGGCGCAGATGCGGTCACGGGGCATCGTCGGGATGTCCTGCCCCTTGCAAGCCCCAGCCCAGTAATCGCGGCGCTTGTCCAGCGGCCACTCAAGCCAGTTCGTGGGAACATCACGCTCCACAAAATCACGGATAAGACCCTCGCGGACGGATGCCTCGCGGTGATCCTCCTGCCGTGCGCGGGCCGCGTCTGCCAGATCGCCGGTCAGGAACAGCGGCTCTCCCATCATCCAGCGCATCTTTGCCTCAGCCCAAATCTGGTTGATTTCAGCATCGGTCAGATCCCATGCGCGGTGAATCAGTTCGCCTTGTCCCACATCCACGGGCCAGAAACGGCGGTTGCCCGTGGTATCTTGCAGAAAATCACTGACATTGCAGGTGCCGAAAAAGACGCAGCAGCGGGGCAGTTCCTTTACATTACGACCATAGGCGGCGCGGTAGCGGTCATAGCGCAGGCTCAAAAACTGCTTGATGCGGGAAACATCGGTCTTGCGGAAAGCGTCAAGCTCAGCTACCTCTACCAGCCATACGCCTTGCAGCAGCTCGGATGCCTCTTTGCCCTCAAACGTGCGGATGCTGTCGTTGTACCAGCCCTTGCTCATTCTGTCCAGCAGCGTGGACTTGCCGAGGCCCTGCGGCCCGCACAGAATCAGCATATTGTCGAACTTGCATCCCGGCTCCATCGCGCGGGCCACAGCACCGACAAACGCCTTGCGGGTGACAGCGCGGGTATAGGGGGAATCGTCAGCACCGAGGTAGTCGATGAACAGGGTGTCCAGCCGGGGCACTCCATCCCACGCCAGACCCTTGATGAAATCCTGCACCTCATTAAATGCGTGTGTAGCCGCATGGATGTCCAGCCCTGCGTCGATGGCGTTGCGCTTTGTAATCTTGTATCCCTTTTCCATGTACCAGTACATTGCGCTGATGTCAGAATCAGCCCATGCCCGCCGCTTGAATTTGTCGGGGTCTTTGTCCCACGGCAGGGGGTACAGTACCTCGCCGCGCCCGCTGAACTCATTCAGCATGAACCGCCCGCACAGGCGGGGGTCATTGTTGAGAATCAGCAGCACATTGTCGATGGTCTGCTTGATTTTGCCATTTTCATCGCGCTGGATATAGCCCAGCCATGCGTTGGGGTCGGTCTGCTGACCGTTATCGCCGATGACCTCGCCCTGCACAGGCTCGGCGCCGTCACTGTCGCCGGGGGTCTGCTGAGGCCCGTTGCCGGGGATGGGGGCGATAGCGCCAAAGTCAGCCTGCAACTGGGCAAACTGCTCTTTGTTGTAGATGGCCTGCACCGCGCTATCCTGCAACGACATTTCGCACATCGCCTTATAAGATGGGAGCTTGCTGACCGGGGTGTTGCCGGGGGCGCTGTCGTCCTTATCGCCGTACAGGTGCAGGCGAACAAGGTCAAAGGCGTTCACAAGCTGCATAGAGCAGGGGTCAGTAGCGTGATGGCTGTACAGGAATTTGCCGTTATCGTAGATGATAGCGCCGCCCGCCGTGCTGCCGCCCGTATAGGTGTACCGCTCCTCGCTGCCCATAATGCACGGGGTATAGATGCCGGGCAGAAACTTGTCCATCGCCGTGCGGATGTCATAGGCGCGGCAGAACGCGCCCACGATGCCGGGCTTTGTCAGCGGGTCGCCCTGCTTGAGTGCCATCTTTTGGTAATTCGGGGCGGCGCCGGGAACCTGCGGCCACTCGACCATGTTGCGCCAGTCCGTGTAGGTTCCCAGCAGGAACGCCACAGATACCAGCGGCGCATCCTTGCAACGGAACACATAATCCGAATCCACGCAGGCGCTCGGCCAGTACATAAGGCGGCTTGCCTGAAATGTGGTAGGGTCGGCCTTATCAATGCCGATCAGCCACGCCAGCCGCCGTGCCAGAGGCTCGTACTCATCGGGGGTAGCAGTACGGTCAAGGGGGATTACAACGCGCAGGCGGGGCTTATTGGGGCAGTGCTTGCGTGTGGAGTAGATCGCATAGCTGCATCCGATGGCATTCACGCGGCTCACGATTTCATCGGTTCCCCAGCCGGGAATATTATCGAAGTCAAGCGTCACAAGGTCACGCCCGGTCACTGCATTGGCCTTGCGCCGTCCGCCGTTGAGGGAGCCGCCCACGAACCCGCCGACATCCTTTAATGCGTCCTGCTGAGGTTTCGGCAGGTGCATATATGCGTCGAGTGTTTCCGTCGAACGGACGGGATTCCGCAGGCGGTCATACAGCTCTGCCACGGTCATCAGCTGAGGTTTCCAGTTGAGATCGTTTCGGGATGCGCCGGTGGTGATGGTAATTTGTCTATCGAATTGCATGACCGTTTTCCTCGCTTTATCGTTATAATGGGGTTTCGCTGTTAGGCTGTTCACGGTTGAACAGCTCGGATGCAACGGATGTCAGGTATCCGGCAATTTCGGAAAGCTCAATGCCCTTGGTTTCCCACCGCATGAGCGTGTACACGGCCTGCCCCGGCTTTTCGGGGTCGGGGCTGCGGGCAATGCACACCAGATTTTTAGGATTCTGCTTTGCAATGGCCGTCAGCCATGCCGCGATACCCTTTGTGTACTCATTGCCGTTCGGGTCGAGGATGACTACGGGATAAACCTCGGCATCCTCTTTTTCGTTCGGTGTAGCCATATCTCAGATCTCCTCCTCATTTGTAGATGTCGCCGCTCTGCTTGTGCCGCAGGGTGATTCGACCCACGACCTCAAACCCCGCCAGCCCACAGATGTACTTGACCGTGTGGATAAGCGCGGCGATAGCATCGAACCGTGCCCGGTATTCACTGGTTGCTGCCGCCTCAATGCCCTGATATGCGGTAGGGTCAGCATAGCCTTTATCGTTGTAGTAAGGATTGTTGCGGGAGTTGAACGCCCGTTCATCGACAGAAAACTCAATCACTATGGCCACCCTCCTCTACGCCCACAGCGGCGCTCTGTGTGGCGGTTTCGGTTTCGCTCGGTACATTTGCTGTCGTAACAGTTTCGCCCTCAGACGGGGCATCTGCGGGGCTGTCAGCGGGCGCCCAGCCCGTGGCCTGAATCAGCGCATCATACCGCATCATTTCGTTTACGACCTCGGCCACAGTAGGGGACGGGGCTACCTTTTCCGGCTCAAAACCAAAATGCTCGTTGAGAGCCTGTTTGCGCCAGTATTGAGCCATGCGGACAGCGTGATTTCGTTCATCGGCATGGCGATACGCGGTGGTTTTCCAGATGCGGGTTTCCTGCTTGGCGAACTCAAGGCGCGTTTTTAGGGATGCGATTTCAGATTCCGCGCTCTTTTTGGTGATGTAGTGCTGAATCGTAGCACAGACAGTACCCAGCACCAGCAGACCGCCCCAGACAATATCAGTGTTCACAGCTCATCCTCCCAATCCTCAGAGATGCCCTCGTCAAAATCTTCATCTGCCGGTTCAATGAACAGGCAGTGATGATCGTCAATCGGGATGGACGCGCCGTCGGGGCAAGCCTCGACCTCTCCCGTGGATTGCTCAGAATAAATAACCTCACCATCATCGGGGGACATCTTCTTTGCCTCCTCGGCAGATTCGGCATAAGCCATAAAAAAGCCGCTGAACGGTACTTTATACAGACATTTCATTTTCAGTAAACCTCATTTCTTTGCTAAAAATCGTTGCTGAGGGCATCATTACTCAAATCTTCAAGCCTATTGGCGGCAGTTTCAATAAGGCTCGAAAAGGCTGTGATAGGCATACCCATGACGGTGTTACCGATGCGATAGTCATAGCATCCACTTTTCATTTCACGAAGCCTTTGAATAATAACTGTATCAGCATCAAAGCTATAATCGTGGTCATGAGATTCTTCATGCTGTTCACACTCGGATGCAGAACTAAACTCTTTGCCACAAAACTCGCAGGCGTACATCGTGTATTTGTTCATTTCTTGTCAGCCTCCTCACTCTGCTGTTGTGTAGCTGTTGCCATCAAATCCTGCAGCCGGGGGTGTCTGCCGCAGGATTTGCCCTCGGTGCAATATTGGTATTTCGGGTTGATTTCACATTGCGGAACCATCATCGCCGCGATTTCGGGGGATGGGACAGCGAGGCAGTATTTCATGGCGTTAAACATCGCGCGGATTTCGGATTGCGCTCTGTGGCACATCCGAAGATGGCTGGCCTCGATCAGCGCCCGTGCATTCATAGACACATACAGTTCAGTGGGTGCGCCATTGGGTAGAACCATCCGTGCGTCCTCTTTTGCCACACCGTCCTTAATCAAGCGATCATAGGCATCCCATGCGTAATCGTAGGCATCGGCGATTACGCCGTCCTGATCTTCATTTGTGGATGTGGGGAGAATTGGCTCGGCGTGGCTCTCATCACAATAGCGCTGACTGCGCACGGAGAAGCTGAAATGCCGATGTCGGGTCAACTGGGCGAGGCAAGCGCGGCTGATGCCCTCGATGTGGAACGTGAAGTAGATGTGCTCATATACACTCAGATGCCCGGTTTTGGCGCAATTATGGGCGATTTTGAAATCCCAGAAATCCGGCTTGCTGTCATAGCACACACTCGCAGCCTGCTCAATAACGCGCATGGGGTTGGGCGTTACGCCTATCAGATTCGTGACCGTGCCGCACTGACCGGGGAGAGGGCGGGAACAGGCAATCAGTTCAACTTTCATGGCTCATAGCCTCCTTTTCGATGCAGGCGTTGCCGCCCATCTGCTGGTAAGCGGTAGCGTTTGCGTTATCGGGTACGATTTTCAGCAGCTTGTCATCGCCGCCCAGCGAGAGAAACTTATCTTTGTACCAGTTGGCTTTTGACAATTCCTGCGTTGCACCGTCTTTCAGACCGCAGCGGTATAAGTATTTGTAGCGGCTCAACAGGCAAAAATACCGCACGGCGGCAGTGCCGAACCGCTCCTCCATCTCGATGATGCACTCTTTCTGGCCGGGGCGGTTGTAGTGGTCGGGGTGATTCACCATCTCCGGCTCGTCATCCTCCCGATCTCTCCCGAATATCGGCTGTGTAGCTGTTCCGAGCGTTGCCACAATAGCTCCCAGCAGGAAGATGGCAGTGATAAACGCCAGAACTAAAGCGATGACAAAAAGGCCCATGAGAACCTTTGCGATAGCTATCAAAATAACCATTTTCTAATTCCTCCTATGATACAAATAGATCGGGTGGCATAGCCTTATCATCAATGTAGTAGTCAGCGCCGATTTTACGCGGGTTGGTGCCGTATGCCCGTTTTAATTCCTCGGTGTTGTCGTTCACTGCGTCAAATTCCAGCCCGTAACAGCGGCAAAACTCCACCGCGCGGGTCAGCATCTCGCCCTCCCGGCACGTCCACAGGATAATCTTTGCACCGAGGCGGCGGCGAGATATGAGTTTGTCGATCAGGGGCAAATTGGGTGCGCCGATTTCAGGGTAGGCGTTTTCGCAGAGAGTGCCGTCAAAGTCAACGGCGTATGTGGTCGGATGGCTCATTTTAGTTTTTGCTCCTCCATGTATGCCGCCCATTGGCGGTCTTTTTCGGATTTCATCGACTTATCCATCGCGGTCATCATGCGGCGCACGACCTCAGCGGCGATTTGCGGCTTTTTAGAACCCTCGGCGATGTCCGGGCTGTCAGCCGTCCAGCGGGCGGTCACGACGACGCTGGGCACCGCCCCGGCGTAGTAGAAACAGGCATCCACTGCGTCACAGTAGAGGTATGAGCGGATGTGCGGGGTGGCACGGGTACTGCCGAGCATCGTCATGCCACGCTCGGCGAGGGTCTGCGGGGTTGATGTGACGATGCGATCATTGATGTGGGCCTCATGCGCCGCCTCGCGCAGACAGCGCTCCTGGATTTCATCGGTAATTTTCAAGTGCATCATGACGGCGCACCTCAAAAGCCAATCATGGCGCGGTACAGGTTGGCGGCGGCAGTCTTAGCCTTGCACTCGCGCAGGGCATCCATTTCACCCAGAGCGAGGGAACCCGCCTGCATGAGCAGGGCAACAGCATCAGTGCGGTCAACGGTGTGCAGATGCCTGTGTTTCTCACTCGGTACAGAAAAAGAGTATTTCTCCGGGCCACGGCTGTATGCGAGGCGCTGCGCCCCGGCAATCATGGCCGTGCCTGCCTGTCGATACACAGCCAGTTCACGGGCCATATCGGCCACGACGTTGAGGTTTTTCAAATCCTCGGCGCTCTCATTGCACCACAGGACATCCTCAACCGCGCCGGTCTTTTCGTTGTAGATGATGGAGTATTTGCTGTCCCGAATGTCAATCCTCATGGTTGCTCACCTCCCAGAGCTTTTCGTCGTGTAGACGTTCATTCCACCGCCGATGCTTTGCGGCCATCGTCCTGCCGACCTCGGCGGGGTCGTGCAGTGCAGCGGGTAAAACGCTGATACACAATTCCACATCCGCGATTTCCTCTTGCAGATTGGCAACACAATCCGCATGGGATTTCGGCGTGGGGTTCTCGTTGCGTATCTTGCGGGCCATCTTGAGCGCGGCCTGCGCCAGTTCAGCCGATTCCTCGGCAAGTTGTTCAAGCAGTGCCGCCGTGCCGATCATTTCCAAAACGTCATCAGGCATCGTCTGTACCTCCCACAATGTCAGCTAGATTGATAATCTCGCCGGGACGCAGATTATTAAAAGCCCCTGTCGGCAGCGGAATGGTGCGCTGTCCCTCGCCCTTAAAATAGCGGTGATTTGGATTAGGATGCGATTCAACGGGCCATACGATGGTTTTTGCAAACGGCATCATGGCCTTTGCAAGCATAATGTCTTGCTCCGTCCAGATTGAGGGTAACGTCCAACTGACAGGAGCGCACCCATTATTGATATGACAGGACTGCCCCTCATCGCCAGTGTCAAAAATGCAGTTGACGCACCCAATGCACTCGTCACAGTATCTGGACAGATAGTCCGCCGCGCGGCGGGCATCAGCAGAATTTGTCGTCCGTTCCATGTTTTACCCCTCCTTTGCCATTAGGTCTTTGCCACACAGCGGGCAGATTTTGCCGTCAACCTTGATGCCGCACACGGGGCAGCGCAGGCGCACATTGGTGTTGATTTCGTGGCTGTCGGCATCGGTGGCTGCGCTCTCAAGGTTTTTCACGGCCTGCGCGTAGTAGCTATCTTTCAGTTCAATGCCCAGCCCACGACGGCCCATGAGAACAGCCTGATAGGGCACAGAACCGATGCCCGCGAACGGGTCAAGCACGATGTCGCCGGGATTCGTCCACAGGTCGATGCACCGCTCGATAACATCCAACTGCAAGGGGCAGATATGCTTTTCGTCTTTTTCATCGCGGGCGCTTTTGCGCTGCAAGGTGTTGGACTGCCGCACATCCATCCAGACGGGCGAGGCGTATTTCTGCCAAACATCCACCGGGAAAGAATCATGGTCGTGGGGGATAGGCTCAGGGTTTTCACCCGGCTTGCGGAACGTCACGACATAATCGGGCAGACCCTGCCTCGACATCGCCGAATCCTTGCGGATTTGCTTGTGTAGCAAGCCGAGGGCCTTGGTGCGCTGCATCTCCGTGACTGGATTTTTCCAGATGCAGACCTCCGAATGGAAGATGAACCCGTACTCGGTCATCTCGCGGATGATGTCGCCGCGAAAATCCTTGATGCCGATAAAGCCATCACGGGATTTCATGGCAGGCAGATTCATGCAGTGGATGGACACCAGCCGCCCCGGCATGATTACCCGGTATAGCTCGGCCACAAGGTAGCCAAAGTGTTGTGCAAACTCCGCGCCGTCGCTGCTGTTGCCCATATCGCGGTCACTGTTGGAATAGGTGTACAGGCTTGCGAACGGCGGGGAAAAGATGGAATAGTGGATGCTGTTGTCGGGGATGCCGCGCAGAGTTTCCACGCAATCCCCCTGATACATCGCCCAGCGCTGTGCGCTGTCGATTAACTGATTAAGCACATTCATGGTTAAACTCCTCCCATGCAGGCAGGCGCATAGCCGTCTGCGGTTCATAGGGCGTTGTCAGGCGGCAGGTGCTTTGCAACTGCTTTTTGACGATTTCGCGGGTCTGTTCGCCCATCGCGGCCCGCATCTTATCACAATCGGCCTGTTTGCGCTCGATATTGGCCTTGACTGCGTCCTCGCGGGCACTGATAACGATGTACACATCCACCGGCTCAGATTGCCCAAAACGCCAACAGCGGCGCACAGCCTGATAATATTGCTCATAACTGTCAGACAAACCGACAAAAATCATCTTGTGGCAGTTCTGCCAGTTCATGCCGAATCCGGCGATAGAGGGCTTTGTGACAAGCGCCCGGCTAAAACCCATTGAAAAACTAAGCAGGCGAGAGCTTTTCAGCGATGCCTTATCGCTGCCCTTGACCTCTACCGCATCGGGGATGCCGTGCGCCAGTGCTTCACTCTCCGAATTGAGGTCGCACCACACGAGCCACTGTTCGCTGGGGTCGCCATTCACCAGATCAGCCGCCGCTTGACACCGTTCTGCGAGTGTAGCCCGTCTGGCCTCGCGCCGCTGCGTCAGCGTCATGCTCTCGGTAATCGGTGCATCTCCGTCCACGATGACCTCATGCACCCTCAGCGGCGGGAGGTCGTACCCCGGCAGATCGTAGCCGAGGTCTGCGGGGCTGTTCATAACCACAGCCCAACTACCCAGCCATTGCCAGAAAACGTCCTCAGCGTGACCTTTGAGCCGCCATTTCGATGTCTGCCCGCCATCATGGACAAAGAACATGGACAGCATCTCAGAATAGGACATGATGCCCAAAAATTCTGCGTGATTGCCCAGCTCCATAAAGTCATTGGGCGCGGGGGTGGCGGTGCAGGCCAGCCGGAACGGCGTATCGGAGAAAAAGTCGATGATCTGATTGCGCACTTT